GGGAGTGGGAATGAAAGTTAAGAACAAGCCTTGACACAGTTTAAATTACACCCCCAATTTCTGTGCATTATTATCTATATGTTTAGAGGCGGCTATCCATCACGGACGGTCGCCTCTTTTCATTTAAACTAATAACTAAACATTAACTAAACCAAATGTTATGAAAAGAAAACTTAAGAATGTTTATGTAATTTTACCTTGCGGTATATCCAACCAATAAATGCGAGAATACCTATGAAAAGACAAACTGATGCTATCTTACCTATTTTCAAGAAAGCTCTGTCGGTCTTTGATAGTTGCTTCTCGACATATACTTTATCTTTCGATATTTCGTTTATCACCGACATCAAGGAGTCACACTTGCTGTGATATATCGACGTGCTATCCTTGTATTCTTTGAGGATCGAAATACTGTCTCTCAGTATCTGTACGTCTTCATGTGATATTTCGTGATATTCGTAGTGAAATCTGTCTTCTCCAACTTTGTTACCATTGGCATCATACTTGGATGCTGTGCTATCTTTGACGTGCGTCTTTTCCTTTGTGGTTGACTTCACGGATTCCTTGTGAGATGCTTTATATAACTCCAACTCTTTAATAAGCCTTGCGTTAAAGAATGAATCCCACTTGGCATCATTGCGCTTGTCAGTGATGTACGTCTGTTTCTCTACCAGTCGTTCTTTAGCCTTGCATCTACAGAACATTGATAGAATCAGCATCGCTACTGCAATGGTAATTACAACCTTTGTTATCTTATCTATCAGTTTCATAAGCTACTGAATTACAATCGTTACTTTTTCCTTTTTATCCCAAGCCGTTTTCATTGCCTGAATGAGCTTGTTTGTCCAGAATCGAGAATCGCTAACCCAACCTTTCTTGTTATTTTTCCCCACTAAGATACAGCCCAGTGTGTCTTTTGCAGAGTTACCGGAATGAATACGGATGCCATCGAACCCTGGCACATCCTTTAATAATGGGAGCATCTTCTTGAATCTGTTAGAGTAGGTATATACGCATTCATAGCTGCCGCTTGGTATTGCAGTCTGCCCATAAACCTTTTTCTTCTTGATTTCGCACAAATCCATTCTTTGGTTCAATCCTCTGTCTGTATCTTCAAGAGTATTGCAGCCAAACAAATTGCCATTCACGTACAGACGACTAATAGTATAGCCATCCTTTTTCCAAGCTCTATCAATTAGTACTTCCATTTTTATTTTCCTCCTCCTTTTTATCGAACTCCTGGTTCAATCTCTCCAATATCGGCTTCCAGTAACTCGGCAACGCCTTCGCGAACTCAAACCTCAGAATGTAATAAATAACCCTGAATGAGACATTTTTAGGGTACGCCTTAATGAGGTTTTTAAACGCATTGCAGACGTACACATAGCAGAATATATACGTAAGCATCTTAATTGCAAATAAAGCTTCCGTGCCATCATTACAACCTAACATGATGCCGTATATCACATAGACGATAGCTACATAAAGCAACATTTCCAAAATTGCGTTTTTGAACTTCGATACAGAAAAGTTCTTGCATCGTACAACACTCACGCCGTCAGCTCTCATACCACAGAAGATATTGAAGCCAAAGGCAATAATCAACGCCAAGACAAAACCTTCTGTTGGCGTCGCAAAGGCAAGTATAGCGGAGAAAATAGTAACACCTATCTGCCGAATCTGTGAAGAATCTAATAAATCTGTCATAATCTGTTATCCTGAATAATTAATAAAAATAAAGTTTCGGTCTCTTTCTGCAAAGATAGCAAAAAAAACCGAAACTTCATTCAGAATAACGAAAAAATCATATATTCAGATCATAATATGGCATTCCTCCGTTTTCCAGGAAAGAAACACATTCGTCGAAAATCTTACGTTCGTAGTCGAGCGCATTGATTTTCGGAAACCATTTCTTAATCTTTGCGTCATTGCGTTTAACCATTTCGCCCCAAAGAACGCACCAGTCTTCGAGATTGATGTTGTCGTTCTTGACTTCGTGCCAATAATCTTTAGCAATGTCTTTTGCGTGTAGCTGATTAATGAGACAAAGATGCATATCTGCCATTTCTTCGTCATAATGACATGCGCCAATTTCCCCCTTGACCTGCTTCATCATATCAAGCATTACGCTGTCATTCATTCCCACTTCGCAACAATCTGCCATTATTGTGACACAGTTCTTGATAGCCTGTATGTCATTGCTAGCTATAATGTCTTCGAATACCTTTTTCATAATCGTATATTTTTGATGCTACTTCAGAAAATACTCTCTGATATCGTACACGCCATCCTTATCTTTCAACAAGTCGAGTGCAAGGCTGTGGGCGTACTTAACCAGATGCTCAGTACCAATATCCTTCACGTCTTCCTTGCCGAGTATCTTTGCGATGGTGCATCCGTGATCGCTTACGACCTGATTCATTGCAACGTACAAAGCATAATCGTTGTAGTAAGGCTTCTCCTCTGTTGCAAATCCGAGACTTGTCATAGCATTGAGCCATGTCTGCATATCCCAGGTGGCAGGCGGATTCATACCGTTTACAATCTCAGATGCCTCCTTCTTGGTGAGATAGTTCTTCCACTTTATTGCGCAAAGCTTATCAAGATACTCTTGCGTCAACTCTGGGTGCTTCGATGCCATATCCTTCATCATGCAGCGCATAGTGTCTCCAAATGTGCGCATATACTTCACGTTGGTTGATGATGCCATCATACCATACAGCTCATCAAACTTACTCATAATGTCTTTTGTTTCCATATCTTATATATTTTAACCTATTATCAAATCTTTCAACTCTACAAAGTCCTCCTCTGTGAAGTTGATGCTTCGCTTGCTTCCAAAGAGGATAGCAGTGGCAATTCCATCTGGCAGGTCAATAGACACAACTCCTTTGTCGATATGTCCGTGAATAAAACCTACATCGAATTTGTAATCTTCCACGGATTTTAGCATCTGCATCATATCTTCAAATATCGTGTTGGCATCAATGTTTCCGTCTTCATCGGCGATGAATAGGGTAGCGTTGTCAATGCTCTTGCCCCAACTATCCTTGTGCTTTGCGATGATGTTATGTGAAGCTCGCTTCATGTACACGGAAGGAATAGCCAGTGCTGGGTTTTCCTTCACCATATCGCTAATTCTTGCGTCTGCCCACAAATCCAATGATGTGAGCAGCTTTTCTTTCAATTCTGTTACGTTCATTTCTTAGTTCCTCCCTTCTTTGTCCCTTGAACCATAGCGAGATACTCTTGCCAAGTTTTGTCACTATGATTTGTCATGTAGTCGTTAAGCATAGCAGTTTTCTGTTCTTCTGCTTGCGCTACTTCTTTTCTCAATCGTTGCATCAGAGATAGATGTTTCTTCAATGCCTCTTGTCCTTGTTGAGTACTCTCAATACGAGGACGTATAATGCGCAATTCCTCGTCTTGTACGAGCTTTGACACATATTGCAAGCTATTGACGTATTCTTGATTCTGCATCAAATACTGCCTTTGCGCCCCTGTAAGATTGTCCTCAATCTTATCAATCTCATCCCAAAGTGGGGTGGAAGACTGCTGCGCTTGCATATTGATAGATGCTCGCTTTTGTTGTATCGCTTCGTACATCTTCTGTAGCTCGGCATCCATCATCGGCGGCTGTTGCTGATTTGTGCCCATATCCAATAATGGGCTGTTACCAAAATTCATCATAACAATCAATTTCTTTAAAGTTGGTGATATATTATAGAGAGGTGAGAGGGCATCCACCAACGAGGGCAAACACCCCTCACCAACTCATTTTTTCTTAGTCTTTTTTACGGACTTTCTTGCTCTGTTACGCTCCTGTAGTGGGAGTGGAAGGAGCAGTACCGTTACAGCAATAGCTGCCGTAGCCCGAAATTACTGGCGTAGATGGGAGTACCAACTGACCACGCAAGCAATTGCAGGTCTTCTCGTTCACGTAAGCCATCATAAGCTTCTCCTTGTAAGGAGTGAGGGCTTCCATCACGGCTACCTTCTTGTCGAGGTCGCTATACTTAGCCTGTAGTGCGTCATACTGGTCTCTCTGATTCTTGTACAGACCGAAGTCCGCATCAATCTGAGACTTGTAAAGACCGAACTCAGCCTGCATTGCGCGGCGGTTCTCGGCGTTGATAGCATCGTTAGCACCCTTGTACATAGAGAACTTCTCTGCGATGTCAGTTTCACGCATAGCGTAGAACTTGTTAGCGGTGTCGAGCTTCAAACCGAACATATCGGTAAGCAGCTTCACCTCATCAGCGCATTCCTTCTCCATTACCTGCAAGGCGGTTGGCTGATTTGAGCTTGAGTTAGCTCCGTAAGTGTTGATGTTCACGTTCTCAGGCATATTGCTGCCACCGAGTGAACCAAACACGCTGCGGTTATTACCGCCAAGCAACCAAGCACCAGCACCGAGTGCTGTGCCGATGATACCAAGGGTAAGACCAGCATTACCTGTTGCCTTAGAAGCATAATCATCGTGCTTCTTTCCCTCTTCGTAGATTTTCTTCTCTACGACTTTTGCATCTGTCATTTCCATGATACAATCTTTTTAAGTTATCCTTAATATTAACTAACACTATTGTAACGTTACGGATGCAAAGGTACGAAGAATAGGGGAGAGCAAATATAACTCTATCACACTTTCTTTTAGTGGTTGATTATCAGAGATTTAAGGTGATAGAAGGTAATGTCATAAATAACAAAAAAAAGAGAGGCAATCACTTACCTCTCTTACTCAACTTGTAAGGAACACTTACATGTTCAACTATTAGGATAGAAGTAGAAACAAAATTCCCCTATACTATTGGCGTAGTATAGGGGAAATATCACATTCCTACTCGGAAAAGTGAAGCTCGATAAAGTATTGCAAAGATAAGCAATAATTCCGAAACCACCAAATTTTTCATCATTAATTTGTTAGATACAGATACAATCCTTCCCCGAACCACATTATCAATATCATAGTTGACATTACTACCCAAATCAAGAAGTACTTATCGACCTTCTTATACTCATAAGAATAGTATAGGTATGCGATGAATGTGCTATTGATTATTGCTAACATCGCTACTATAATCAAAGTACAAAACATATAATCCCTACTCATATATGCTCGCTTATCCGTACTGCGATAGGGCTTATACGTTATGATTTTCTCTTACTCTTAATGAAGTGCAGAATATCCCACTTCTTCCAATATCTCGTATGTCCTCGCTTCTTGCACTCGCCATTAGGAATGTCACCCCTAGCAACCATACGATTGAGTGTAGCATCAGAAATGTGAAGCTTTTCCTTAACCTCCTCAGTGCTCATCATAGGATTGAGCATATCGGGGATGATGTCGCACAATCTATCTAGGTCATCGTCACTCATTCCGCAAGCGGTGACCTTCTCTCCATTTCTCTGTTGCTCGTCTGCCTTAAAGCAAGCATCACTGAGCGACTTTAGAGCCGTTCCGAGTATCTTATAATTCAATATCTTTCCCATATTACCTTTGTTTTTACGAAAAATTCTCAGAAATCGCCTTTATGCGCAGATTTTACGTCCTAACTTTGACTTGCTGATAAACATATCAAAAAATCCGTATAGATAAAACATTGCCGTCACTATCATAACGGTAAAGCAAGAATCAACCATATCTTTTGTGGTGTACCAATTCCACTCCACGATGTGAGCCGCATTGATGCCGAAAAAGTAGAAGAACGGTATTCTATACCGCCAGCACAGAAAGAAAAATCGGCTCGCTAATATCAGAACCATTGGCAGAACGTACACCATAAAATATATGTAGAGATAGCAAGGTGCATTTTCTGCGTATGGGATAAACATTTCTCTAGGATGCTGCGAGAAATCCCACATTCCGTATGCGTGTAAGCACATAATAATTATTGGAACGTACTTACAGAACCAGCGGAAGAACTTCAATATCCTTCTGCTATACCGATTACCATGCTTCATCAGCAAGTCCATGACCTCACTGACATCTTTGTCTTGCAACCACTTTAACAGGTTGCCTTCATCTTCTTTTGTCATAATTTCGTTGATTTTTAGGTCGATTTACAAATTAAATGTGGTGCAAAGATACAGTTTTCTGCACAAAATTGATGAAAATGAGAATATTTTTGTGTTAAACTTTATAAAAAGTAACAATCTGTAAGTTCTGCTAGCAAAAAAGAAAGGCGGCTACCATGTTGTAAACCGCCTTATCTTTTAGAATATATACGAAAGCCAATGGTAACGCTTCCTGCCCTCACGGTAAGTGAGGTTCTCCTGATTGGCATAAGCCTCCTGCTCAAAGGAAATGGCTCGATAAGCCTTATGACTGTCTCTGAGGATGATAAGCCTGATAAGCCATTCGATGAGATACCACAAGTAGAAAAATACGTAGAGCATTTCCTTCATTTGCTCTGTGTGTATCATTTCGTGATTGAAGGTTACGTCACTAATCTTCTTGTCTCTTCGAGTGAAGAGAACCCCGAAGAGGTTCACATAAGTAAAACCTCTAGGGGGAATAATTTTATTCTTGATAATCTTCATACTAGATAATGAATAATTCTACAAATAAATACGTGAGGAACACATCTGCGAACCCTGCTATCTCCAGCCAATACCAAGGATGGAATTTTACGTCCTTACTAATATACCAGATACCGTTTGCTACCTTGAAGAAATCAATAGCAACAATGTAGATGGTGTATAGGAGAGCTATCACAAACGTTATCCACCAGCATACCGACAAGCACCAGCCTACACAACCTGCCGCTGCCACGATAGCCGCTGTCTTATGCACGGAATAGGCATCACGGTCGCAGTAGTTTGGGGCAAAGCCTACAAAACACAAGCCTGCACAGCCAAGGAAGGCAAGGAACTGAATGCCCCTGCCTGTATCGAGCAGAGAGATGAGCATGAGGAAAGCCACCGCAACCATGACCAGCGAGAAGAGCCAACCCATGTTGCGGGGCTGCTTAAAGGGAGCAATTTCGCTGCCCGTACAGCCCTGCAACTGATAATAGGTATCGCTCACCATATTAGGGATGCCGAAGCGCAAAGCCATCAGCAACAGATAACCTCCGAGAAGGAGGAATGAGATAAATGCAAGATACCACATAAGCCTACACCTCCATCTTTAACTTTTCAGGATAACCTGACTTATAATCATAGGTCAGAACACCCTCAATGTTATCCAACTCGCTCACTGCCTTCTTGTGCGCTGCCGTCACGTTAAAGCACTCCAGGGCATACATTTCGAGGGCAGAGAGCAACTGGATAGCCTTGTCACAGTCTACTTCAAGCTGATAGCTGCCCAGCCAGAGCGTAGTCTTCTGTTGCCCCATAGCTTTGGCGATGGTGGTAGAGTTCATCAGTCCTACACGGGTCGCCTTGTCGAGCCATACCTGCATTCCGTTCAGCAGGAAAGAGTTGACGGACGAAGAAGCATCGTACTTCTCGATGTAGGCAAGCATCGCCTTCTTCATATACCCCAATGGCTCTGCGCCAAGACCCTCACTAATCTCTCTAATCTCTTCCATGCTTGCTTGCTCTCCACTCACCAAGATGTCGTTCAACACCAAGTCCATGCTAGGCTTGTAGTCATATCGCTCAAGCATGTAATCACAGAGCGATGATTCCTTTTCCTGCCCATCCTCTGTTTTATCAATTTGCATGGTCTTAGCCCATGCCACTCTGTAGATGTCTCCATCCACAACCTTAAAAGCCGTAAAATCGGCTGATTCTCCAAACGTTTTTACCATAATTCTAACAATAATTATATTTCCCTTGCGCGCCCCTTCCTGCTTGCTTGCAGAAAGGAGTAAAGGGATGAAGTTTTAAATTGCTAATAAGCGCACACGGCACGGACATAGTATCTATTGTTCTTAAGGCTTGCGGTCGCATCGTTCTCGGTGCCCAAATACCGTTCCCAAGCGAAGTAGCCGGAGCTCTGAGTAGAAGTCCAATAGTTGGTTGCGGATATAGCATAGCCTCCAATCTTTTTCATTGCGGCATCTATTGCAGCTTTGTTTTTGACAGCAACCTGTGCTTCGCCCAATGACCACAAATAGCCTTTCTTGCCGTTCTTAAAAGTATAATTGCGACAGTATTCTGCGGCGGGAGCTTTATCTTTACCGAGCTGCGCAATAATTTTATCGGTATTCGTCTCTCCAGCATAGTCTTTTTTTGCGGTCGTACTATCGCTAGATGTTACAATTCCAGATATAGTTGTGCCGTAACCACCCCATTGTCTCGTTGTATTGTCTTCAGTAGGCGCAATCACGAACTTACAGTTCTCGGTACACACAGATACACCGACTACCTTTCCGTTATTAGCGGTATTCCAGTCATCAGCCTTGGTAAAATTACCATCCGTATCGTATATATGTATACCGACAGGGATGTACCTATATGACATCGTTACAGTTCTGCTTGTGCCCACGCCTGCCGTGTAAGACTGCATTTCGGGTGTAATGTAGAACTGCATATCACTAGCACTCACAGTATAGGTGTTAACCGAAGGAATCTTGAATACAAGTGGTGTTCCCTTCCAAGTCTGCGTCTGAGTTTCGTTAGTCATTGTGTTTTTGACGGTCACGACAACACCGTTCAGCTTGCTATCTGACGATACTGAACTTGTAAGCGTCACCGTCACTGTCTCGTTATAATCACCACCGCCAGCAATCTCTCCCCATACGGCATTATTGCCTGAGATGTCGTAGAGCTGATAGAACTTATATCCATGCTCGGCAGAAGAATCTGCTACTCGGCACATATATCCTACCTTGAATGAGCGTGTCGCCCCGTTATCGGTAAAGGTAAGCGTGCTCGATGTAGGAGCAGATGAGAGCGTTGGAATTACGTATTCCGTATCCGTAAATTTCGCATTCGATGGCACATTTGCATTGACGGTATGATTATTCACCCTTGCCGCATTGTCCGCATTTGATGCGCTCACAGCCTTTTCTGTCTTGCCGAGATACTTTTTGTCGGCATCGGCAGTTTTCATGTATGCTGCCAAACTCTGATGAGAGGTAAGATAGTTACCTTTAGGCTGGTATTTTGCTGCTGCGTCAGCATCGGTGATATACTTCAAACCCTTGACCCAAGTCTCAGTTGCATAGCCTACAAGACTCTGATGAGAGGTGAGGAATCCACTGTCGTTAGTGAGCTGTGATACCTTAGTTGGTATTTGCGAAGTCTTGGCGTATCCTGCGAGAGACTGATGTGAGGTGAGATAATTACCCTTAGGCTGATACTTGGCTGCTGCGTCAGCATCGGTGATATATTTCAAACCCTTGACCCAAGTCTCAGTTGCATAGCCTGTGAGAGACTGATGGGAGGTAAGGAATGTAGCACCTTTCACAAAAGATATTGTCTTTCCGCTCTTTGTGATTGCTGTCAACGCATTGCCCGAACCGCTTACGTTTATAGCATTCACGTATCCGTCAAGACTCTGATGTGAGGTGAGATAATTGCCTATCGGTTGGTAGGTCTGTCTTGCAACCTCAGTGGTAAGATACGCTGCGAGGATAGTCGCAACCTCCTCTTTTGTATAGGTATCGGTTATTCCATATCCTCTGAGCGTAGTTGACTTATCAGCCTTCTGGGCGATGGCTTTCTCGATTAATTTGTGAAGGTCATCATCCTTTGCCAACTTGTCGGCAATCTCTTTTAACGTATCAAGTGATTCAGGCGCGCCACCGATGAGGTCAGCTATAGCCTTGCGGAATGAACCCTCAACTGTTGATGCACCGTTGATGATGTCAATGGTGGCTTGCAAAGATGCCTCTTTTGCGGTCGCACGCTGCATTTCTTCCGTAAGCGATGTTCCTAGTGCATACTTACTGTGAGAGTGTGATGTGATGTCGCCCGTAAGCACGTCTTCCACCTTTGCCTTTGTAAGCTGATAGGAAGAAGAGACGGACACACCGCTGTCAATAAACTCGCCCCGTGCGTCATCATATATCCACCAGTTTCCGTTCTGCACGTAAGGGGATTTTCCGTTTTCGCCCTTATCACCCTTTACACCTTGGAGACCCTGAATACCCTGCTCACCTTGGATTCCTTGCTCACCTTGAATACCCTGCTCGCCTTGAATACCTTGCTCTCCTTTATCACCTTTGTCGCCTTTATCGCCCTTTACATAGATATTGCTCTTTACGTAAGATTGCGAGTCCTTATTCCATGCGTACACGTAGTTGTCTTCCCCGATATATGTAGGATGATTGGCAGTATCATTAGCATTATCTGCGGCATCAATAGCAGCTTGCTTAGATGTTGCAAAATCAGTCTCTCGCTTTGATTCCGCTGCCACACGACCTTCCTCTGCCTTAACTCTCAATGTCTCGGCATTGGCGATGGAAGTATTTGTCTCGCTGGCTTTTCTTGCTTCACTGTTTGCGTTGTCGGCAGCTTGGTTTGCACTGTTTGCGGCATCAATGGCTGCTTGCTTCTGTTCGGTAATATCCGTGACGGAAGCATCTACTCTGTCAGCAGCTTCGTTGGCATTCTGCGCTGCGTCCTCCGCAGACTTCGCCTTTGCATCGGCATTGGCTGCGGATTTATTAGCCTTATCAGCCGCATTGTTGGCATTTGTCGTTGCGGTGTTAGCATTCTCAGTTGCAGTATTCGCATTCGCGGTTGCGGCATTGGCGTTATCGGTTGCGGTCTTGCATGCTTCGGTCTGCGTTCTGGATTCCGCAGCAGCATCGGTAGCAGGCTTCATCAGCTCTGCCTTGTCACTATCCGTGAGGTCGGCAAAGCGGAGACGGATTCCCTTTGGAATACCGAGATTCAACTTGTAGACAGGGTTTCCGTTTGTATCTGTGCCCGAAGAAGACACGGAAGCGGTGGCATTCGCATCCTCGGCTAGGGTAGTCACATTGCCGATAAGGAACTGAGGGGTCTTGCCCGTAAAACCTCGGAAACCGCTCATATCAACAAGATAGGAATAAAACTTCTGCCCTCGTTCGTTCAGAGCGACTACATAAAGTTTGGCGTTATCCTCATCCTCCACATTAGCGGTATTGATGAGGATGAAATCATTCTCAGCAAAGGTGTTTACGTCCGTAGCATTCATTGCCGAAACGGAAGCGAATACCTTCTTGATTTGGAAAGCCTTACCTGTAAGGTTCACGTCCGTCTTGCTATAAGCCTTGGTGGTTGTATCCCATCTGTAGAAATATCCGTCTGCGTCTACGTAAGGAGGATGCTGCGCAACACCGTTTGCATCCGCTGTTGCTTTATCGGCAGCCGCCTTTGATGTTGCAAAATCTGATTCACGCTGAGTCTCTGCTGCCACACGAGCCTTTTCCGCATCTACCCTTGATGTTTCAGCCTTAACACGACTGTTTTCCGCAGCCACACGACCGTTCTCCGCAGTTACTCTACCTTGCTCGGAATTGACGATGTTTTCATACGCTTCGATAAGGTCTGAGATAACAGGACTCATCGAAGTATAGAGTGCAAGCACACTCCATGTAGAGCCGTTGTCATAGCTCACTTCAATACCCTCATTTCCACCTCGGAACTTAGGTGTCACACCCTCGGCTTTCACGCCTGTAGATTCCCCACCTATCACCCAGTTTCCATCGCTGTTGATGGTAGGCTTAATGCCTTCGCTGAGATAAGCTCTTACAAACTCGGCAGGAATCTTGACCTGCAAGCCGCTAGCTGTGTAGACCCAGAAAAAGTCTGTGCTCAATACAAGGCGAGAAGCGGTACTGAGCTGGCTGGCTATGTCGTTGATTTTTGTTTCTGTTGCCATAATTATTCATTTTTAGAATTATCCAATAGAGCAATAAGAGCATCGCAAGCGGCAGGAGCAAGGAAAGTCTCCGCTACAGCACGGAGAATTTTCACTTCCTCCTCGCTAAACTCTATCTCTCCACGATGCTCATATATTCTATGTGCAAGGACTGAACACGCCAGTCCTGAACCTTTTTCGTATATGAGGTTAGCGATAAGCTCACGCATATCCACTACTGTGCTCCTTGACTTTGCAAGGTCGGCATAAACTTCAATTCTTTCCAAATTAATTTTCATATTGCATTTCTTTAAATTATCCGTTACTGTATGTTCCATACCACATTGAGCCTATGTAAACAAAGATGTTCAGCTGTCCCTGACTACCAGAATAGAACCCCCCACTGTCCTTAACCGTATTCTGAATAACGAGCCTCTTGCCAGGGTGATAGAATGTAATCTTTCCCGTACTTCCCTGAATCACTATAACAACCTGTCCATCGTGAGGATTAGCAGGTAAATAAAAACTGCGACCGTTAGCGTTGGTAAGGTAAGCTACTGTGCCTCGATTTTTTTGGAAGAGATAGTCTGTACTGCCTATATTTAAATCTCCTGCGACCGCACTTAAAGCAAGACCACCCAAAACGTTATTTCCTAGGCTCGCAACACCTACACCTTTCGGTACATCGACGATGAGCGCAGCACCGTAATATTTATCTATATTATTCAATGTCATAGAATCAGGTGAATACTTGCGGATATACAGGGACGGAGAAGAAACACTTAGCGTGCCTAACGCCTTTTGGTCGTACATCTGTATTGTATTGCCGCTAGGGTCATCAGCAGCAAAGATACCCGCTCCAAAATAATTTGACTTGTAACCAGTGAAAATACCTTTACTCGATAAAATAGCCCCTTTAAAGGTCTTATTACCTACATCAGCGACACCTACGCCTAACTTTTCTTTAGAGATTTCTACGCCGCCGATGATTCCAGAAGTCGACTTAAGACTTCCGTTCTTGTCGACCGAGAACGGTGCAGAAGAAGCAGTAGAACCGCCTAACCAAAGTGCCGCCCCGTCCGAACCAGGAATGCGATAGGAAGCAAATATCTTACCGTTCTCTACGAGATTGAACTGCTGACCTTGCGTAAAATTCAGTACGGCATTTTTAGCAAGGATGAGCGGAGCATAGATAGGTCCTGTATCAGATAGCTGCGTCCAGTATTTACTGCCGCCCGAACTTGTCGGGGAGTTGCTTGAAGAGGAAGTATGGGTCAACGCGCACATGTATTGCCTCCATCCGTCATTGGCACTAGCATCCTCCACATATACAAGGTCGATGTATTTCTCCTGCTTGTTGGTCAACGCAGACTCGTTGAGATATTCAACACCGCTTTTCCAGATTGACGGTCGTATAATACAACCAATCGCACCCATCACACCTGCCTCTGCGAAATTACCGATGATGACTGGTGTGGAATTTTCAATATCCCCATTCGAGAGCGTTGTCTTCACGTAAGACCAGAGGTAAGGCTTGGAAGACGTAGGGTTTACCATTTCGGTAGTCCAATCGCTTGATGATGTCGTGATTCCAGAAGACTTTGAAGAGATGAGATAGTAGGTCTGTATAGAGGAAATACCTACACCAGGCGTTCCAGGTGCTCCAGGCGTTCCAGGTGCTCCATCTGTACCATCCTTCGCCTTATAACCTTCGCAAGAAACCACATCGTCCGTAGTACCATCAGTATAGGTTGTCCTTATTACCTTCCACAACCAAGGGTACGAGTCATTGAAATCTGTCGGCATTGACGTAGTTCCGTAGTTCCATATCTTCCAAGCTTCAGGCGCAGGAGATAAAGAACTGGTAGTATAGAACTTCGTTTCCTGCTTAGAGATACTCTTAGGGTAACGGTTAAAGAGCTTTGGAGCACTGAATGTTCCATTACTGCCCACAACACCCTTCTTGTATGCTACATAGACGTATTGCTCATCCACCGTAGGAGGCATCGGGTCATCCTGCCAACCGTTTGTCAGACTACCATTTTGTCTTCTTGGTGTTGGAATCGAAGACGCAGAACTTGATGAAGAACGATAGTAGATATACTCATATCCGTCACCATCTGCACCAGTCACGTTAGGAACGACCTTTACCGTTACATAGTCGGAATAGCCTGAGCCATCACTCAGTCTTCCCGCAACCCTAAAGACGATGGTCTGCGCTGTAGTACCGAGACTAGCACCTTCTGCGCAGGAGATATTAGCCACGTTACTACTTATAGAGCAACTTACATCGCTGAGGGTAGAACTATCCATAGTCACAGAAGTAAGAGTGCATGAAAGACCATCTACGAGTAGCTGGAAATGAATACTCTCTTCAAATCTAACCAATGCCTTGCCCTTGCTGTCTGTCGGAATCGTGACAATATCATCGTCTGACTTCGCCTTAGGGGCATGCTTTCCGAAATGGGCATATTCCGCTGGCTCAGAAAACGCACCCCAACGACCGTTGGTTGATACTCGCTTGCTTACCCATTCATACTGGTTCACTGCATCCACGCCCGTAGGGTCATCCGTCCATCCCAATGTGGTAGGAACGTAATCTGTGCGCTGATATTCAGTATCTGTAGCATAGTCGCTAGGTGTAGGGTTGGAAGGAGCGGAGTTTTGTAGCTTAAAGATATACTCGATGCCCTTACCGTCCTTACCGTATGCAAGCACAGGTACAGATTCCTTGTCGAGCATGTTATTATTACTGTCGTAGAGAGCGAAAGTAACCATCTTATCGTCTGATGCTACATCAACACCAGCACCAAGAGCCAAGTCTTTAGTAGCATTCTCGCTCTTTCCGTATTTCAGCGACATTCCCGAAGGAAGGGTAGTGAGCTTGTATCGCTTGTCGTCTGACGATGTTGCATAGACATCACAGCTCACGGAATTGACTGTCTTGTTTCCGTCCTTATCTACTACGATACTGTCAGCAGAAGGTATCAGCTCATAGACTACGGTATCAGCCGATTTCAGGATGGTAAGCTCTCTTGTATACTCGTAGTTAGCTCCTGCATATCTGCCAACAACCGTGATGTTCATCTTCGTAACCTGAGCGAGGGTATCGGCAGTAAGATTATCAGCATCGATAGTAATCACCTTCGCTTTGCCCTCAATGCTCATCGAAGTTTTCAGACCAGCTACATTAGAGATATTGAGCGAAGAAATCGCCCATGGCTCATTGTGATACAGAAGCGACACCTTAGTCTTGATAGGCAAGCCGATGTACTTAGCTGTCTTGGTATTCCATGCAACCGATGCGCTCTCATTGCTCAGGTCGCACACCATAAACGGCAGGGTATCGTGCTGAATACGGATAGGCATCTGCACCATCTTCGAGGTCTTGCCTTCAAGTTCTACCACAATCGTTACCATTGCATCCGTAGCCTTTCTCATCGCATCATAATCAAAGTTAGCATCGTCCTTTGTTCCTGCTACTCCGTCCTTGATATTGCGGATAGCGGTGACAAAGATGGTAGAGTTCTGCACCATCACTTCGCAGTCCTCGCTCACGGCATGCACACGATAATGACCTGCTGTAACGTCCTCAGTATTACCATCCTCTTCCAGCAGAATATCCATACCCTTGCGCACGAATACAGCCGTAGAGATACGGTACTGTTTTGTAGTCTTCGCCTCGTCCTCGGTGTAGAGACCATTTATGACGTTGCCCATATCGTCTACCGTGATGACGCTTTGGTATTGTGACAGACTTACATCATAAGCCTTCGCCTCCTCACGCAAGTCATCCAGTCCCGAAAGACCTTGCAGATAATTGATGTTACCTCCGAAGTAGATATTATCCTGAACGTAGATACCGTTGCCTTCAGGTCGCACGATAGAGCCATCCTTCTTGACAAGAGCAAGACCGCCCAACCAGCCGTATCTTGCCACACGGTTCTGCGACTGCACTTCCCATGTGCTGACTCCATCCAATACCTCTATAAAGCTGTTTCCCCTTGACGAGAAATACATGCTGCTCTGACGCTTTTCATCGGTGAAGCTACCGTATTGCGCAAAGTCCATATAGGCACAAGGGTCTGGAGTCACGGAACTTTTCTTGCCGTACTGGAAGACGAACTTACCCTTCTCATTCGTGATAATATGCATCACATAGAAATAGGTAGAGAAGAAGCCTTTGTGCTGAACGAAGTTGCAATCGTCCAAAGCTCCTTCCTCTATCTTGTCTGCTCCATGCGCATTGTCAATGTCGGCATAAAGACCACGACAGATGTCACCCACTTGCAAAGAACCATAATCATTCTCCTCAAGATGCAGTGTGATAGTACGATTCTTCACGTCCACGCTCTCGATTGTACCATGTCCGTTCGTGTTCCATTGCTCTGCCTTGGTAACGGAAATCTCGTTGAAGACGAACTTAGGTGCTGATATAAACTGACGAGCATAGATACTGTTCACCTCCATGTCACCCTTTTCGTCAATCTGCGCACCCTGACCATAAGGACCTGAAGAGAAGTTGTTGGTAAGAAGACGGAAGAGACTCAGACTACCATCAGCAGACCATGCGCCCTTATTGTCGCCAATATCCAAACCTTTAAGCAGCTTCTGCACCTTCTCCCAAGTTATTGTGCCCTTTGCGGTATCATCATTTATCTTCGAAATAAAGTGCTTACTTCCCTCTGCCGCAACTTGGTTCTTGACCTGTGTAGTTGTCAAGCCTGCACCAGTTCCTCCATTTCCGCTTTGGAGCGACGAAATCTGCTGCTGAATCTTTTGGATAGTTCCAACCTCCTTATCCTCGCGAAGAGTTATCTCGTAGGTAGGAATCTTGCCATCTTCTTCCTTGATCGTAAGCTGATCGATGGAAATGGTTCCCCCGATTCTAAGGTCAGTATCCTCAAACTCCATCAGGTCGCCGGCCTTGAGCGTGTCATGAAGGCTCTTAATGACTCCTGTATCGTCAGCCTGTGCTAGATCGTGCTGCCTTGCCATGAAAAGCTCATCAACCTTTGGCTGGTAGACATATCTTGTATAGTCATTCTTATCAAGATACGCTATTGCGTATTTGAGAAGCTTCAGTGATGCAGCATTTACATACGAATCAGGAAGCGTGATACCGGTAAGGACGAAATGGTCACCTTTCCTGATAGGATAGTCCTTGTATGGGAACCAAAGCTCAAGAGCATCGTCCTTGATTCGCTCGATAGTGAGCCTCCATCTCCCATCAACCTTGGTTGAGGATACGACCTTGAACGTCCGGCCACCGCACATACCATCTTTCATGGAGATTGAGAAATCATCGTCCTTCAAGTCGTTAATATCGAAATCGACAGCTTTACTGAGGTAGATATCAACGTTCTTGACATTTTCGTTATCATTGAATCTACCGTCATCATCAGGAGCAACACCCTCATCAATCTCATCAACACGCACACCACCTATAACCATTTCTTCGATTGTAGGGTAGATTTCTATGATTCCATTTGTCTTATCGTCTGTGTCAAAGAACTGCGATGCCGAACGGAGTCCAATCTTGTCGATATTAACAGAGTCGATATATGGCCTATGAGGGTCTGTTGAGAACTTATGTTTCTTTCCGGTAGGATTCACATACTTTTTATCTGTTTCCGTGAGCGAATTATAGAAGTCACTCAGAGACACATGTGGGAAACCTGGCAACATAAGCCTGTTTACAGCCATGTTGTTTGGGAGGTTCTCTGCGTATTCCTTCATCGAAGAAGGGAATGTCTTGCCGTTTATCCCGGAAACGAAATACATTTTCGTATTGCCTGCATTAACCAGCGCGATAAATGCATCAAGCTTACTCTGAGACTCTTCGTCTCCATTATCAGACTGCCCGCCCTTATACTCGGAATAGAACCTGCACTTGCCGGAATCTGATTTCTTTGATACATAACCGGTAATAACGGTCTGAAAATCAAACGTAACCTTTACGACCCATCCGTTCGTCTGCTCATCCGGATTTCCGGCAACAGTATATGTCCTAGGTGTCTTGAAGTATGTATCGATATAATCAAGATCCAGTTCGAGTTCAACATTAGTGCTAGCCTCAATCACTTTCGTAATGTTCGCCACGTACTTGACACCGAGGTCCGCATAGTAGTGAGAAGGAAGATTCTTCTCAGAACCATAAGCTCTCAATCTCGTAACGACACTCTGGTCGGAATCAGCGTTCTGAACAATCTCATAGAGCCCATAGCCGAGTCCGTACTTGAAGATATGGTTTGCCTGTATTCCGGTAGTACCGACATATACGTTTCTTCCTCTGACGATGAAGTTTATGTCCCACTTCTCGTTCACAAGCGCAAGGGCCTGCCAACAGGTCTGTGAATCCACTGTGATAGACATCGATTCGATGACGTTATCGCTTGTTCCTTCGCCGTACATTGACATCCACTCGCTTTTCTGGCCACCACGCTGCACGGAACGCTCCATGTTCCTGGAGTAAATCTTCCAAAGACCCTTACCAATCTGATCGTCGAGGTTCGCCTGAATCCTGTCAAGCAAATCGTCCAGAGTCTGTACGTAAAATGGAAATTTCGGTAGGGCAGTGTAGTGGAGTTCGTTGTCATTCAATACCACATCGAGGAACTCTGCCCTGGCAAGCTCATCCTGCAATGCGTTGAACTTTACGCTGTCATATACGAAGCCCTCACCGTAGGTGTCAGGTCTTGCCTGCTTATCCTTGCCTGGCTCGTAGTTGAGCTCGAATCGCTCGCCACGATAGACAATATAGTCGCCTATCTGGAAGTTGATAGGCACTTCATGCTTGAAATTGATAGTCACGAAGCACTCACCCATCCAAGAATCGGAGTATTCCAATCCATGAACGGTTATCTGCTCTCCGTTAACGTCTGTCAGCTTCGAGCCATCCTTATGATAAATATTCCAAGTACTCATGTGTCAGTATTATCCTAAATTTGAAATCCTGCCCTGCGCATCCATAATCGGATTGATATCAGTAACAGGGTCGTTAAACTTGAAAGTAATAGAGAGGACTAGCAAGTCCTCGTTATCCGGATCCCTATATAGGTTTGGATCAATATTCTTAAGTCTTACATGCTGTCTTCCGATTCTATTGAAGTCGCAATACATCTTCATCATGCCTGACTTGCGGATGTAATCAATAAAAGCCTTACATTTCTCGTTAGCGCCGAAAGCCTCACCGTGGAACATAAATTTAACCTTATTCTCGTAGGCTGCCATATAAAGTCCATCCTTTCCGATATATTCGTCATCACCATGCTCATCGTGCCACTCCCTTTTCGCTGGTTCCTTGACAGAATCACAAGGCTTGAACGGGCTCTCACTAACGTACATACCGAAGTCGGCGATGGAGTCCTTTACCTCGTTCCCATCGCCTTCCTTCTGCATGTATATCCTGAAATAATCTTTCATACCTAAAATCAACTTTTTATAATTGCAAATATACGAAATAATACATAAATATGCAAGAAATATCCGATTAAAAATGCATAAATATACAAAAGAGGCACGGATATAGATCCGCGCCCCCGATTATTACTTCATCTTCAATGATTTTGTTCCGTTAAGAACTCTATTGAAGTTATCGTTATACTCAACGAATATACTTTCAATCCTCTCGGCCGCATCCGCATTGCGTAACGTATTTCGAGCAATCGCATTGAGTTGTGTCAGCTGAGACTTGGCTATCTCACTCATCTCCGGATAGTACTTAGCCTGCTCTGCGCGGATAACAGAACAATCCAACCTAATAGCATTAAGATACGACAGACCAAGATCTGCTTCTTCTTCTGTTATTCCCTTCACAGAGTTTCTTGATGAAGAACTGCTATTGTCGGACCAGCCGTAAGTCTTCTTGAGATAATCTCGCGTTGCCTCGATTTGCTTTGATAGCTCCTCGGTGTTTTTATTTACGTCGGCATACTCGGCTCCTGTGTATTCAGAAATGACATTTCCGTTGGAATCCTTGATCTTGTCGTCATTCTCTGCGTATCCCTGAGTCTTCTTCAAAAGAGCCTTAATCTTGTCTCCATATATATTCTCAATCATGGAGTTCAAGATGACGTTCTTTAATTTTCCTTCAAAGCCATCCACCAAGTCTTCATACCCATTGGCCATAGTTGACATTGCGTCACCCCAGGAAGACACTAGGTCGGAGAACTTGTTGCCGGTAAGCTTCTCTGTAATAGCCTCAACCATATCGTCAGCCTTCTCTCCATACTGAATGAGCTTTTCCAGGTAATCTCTGAAGTCTGAATCCATGTTTGCCCACAGTCCGGTGTAATCCTTCTTGATTTTCGATAATGTATCAGCGTTCATATTAAGCATGTCTTCCATGCCGTTGAACTGCACTCCGTACTTTGAAGAGATTTCGCCGGCAACATCGCGCCAGTTCTGTCCATTATACTTATACGAACCCTTCCACATTCTATATTTGATAGAGTGGGAACCGGCAGAAGCGCCAGAATTGAGTCTCTTCTGAGCAATAACCTTTGTCTGCTCGATCTCTGCCTTAAGCATTTCCTGAGCTTCCTTGGATGCTTCTGTAGCCTCAGTACCCCAGTGGATGTTCATGTACTCAGTCTTCTTTGAGATGAGCGAATCCCATATTGAGGTAAGGTTGTCGTACTCAGCCTTCGCTTTGTTGTAGCTGCTGTAGTCTGCACCGAAAGCTTTAATGAGCGAACCACCAATACTCAACGCTGCGGAAGCGGCTGCTGCGTATGGACCAGCACCTTCAAGGAATCCGAGACCCTTCATTTTACTGAGGGTATCAAAAGCTCCAGCTGTACTTGCCGCCGAAGAGAATGCACCTGATGCACCACCCACAATCTGACCAAGGATTGAATCCTCTTCACCCATAGCCTTGAACAGATTGATTACCGGATCAAGAACCGTATTGAGCGCCTGCATCTTCGTCGCAAGTTCAGAGATGGCTTTAGACGAGTCTGCGTATGCTGACTGCTGATCATTCTTCAGGCTCGCCTTGGTTCTTACGCCGCCAGCGATTCCGAGTCTCGAAGCCTCCTCCTTGCTGACGAATATCTTCGCGGTATCATCCATGCCGCCAAGACGCTCATTTATGAACTTTCCGATAGCATTGCCACGCTTAACTCCTCCGAATACACTGGGGAACGGATTTCTGCTAATCTGCTCATTTCTGAGCTTATCCAATGCATCCCTCAACTGCTTGATTGATTCTACAGACAGACCGGTAGTCATGGAGAACTGGTCAATCTTTTCAATCATCGAGTTGATTGTTGCCGAGGACACCCTATCGAGGTCATCGAAGATAGCAACCCAATCAGATTCCTGCTTGAACTGCTCGAACTGAAGCTTTGCCACGTTCTCGCTGTGAGTCTTTGTGGCTCCGGCCTTGGCTCTGTCTCTCATCTGCGGGTCTTCTATGCCATTGATGAGCTCAAGCTGTCTCTCGTATTTGCGGTTTTCATCCTCAATCTGCTGGGCGATGGTTGCATTCTTTTCAATCAGACTAGCCATCAGGTCGATGGTCTCCTTCTTGATCTTGTTATTCTCATCTTCCAGCTTCTTGCGGATATCGTAAACACGAGTCTCCTCGCCATACTTATCCTTAACATTTTCAAGACTCATTCCCTTAACCTCGTCCATGGTCAAGTTAAGGCCGGACTGAACGTTGTCGTGCTTTACCGCAATATCGAGCTGCTCCTCCAGGAACCTCTTGTATGTATCAAACTGGACAGTTCCGCCGAAAGCTAAGTTTTCTGAGCCCTTCTTGTTTCCTGTCAGCTCATATATCTTCTTGTATGTCTCATACTGCTCGGATATAGTATCAAGTTGCTTATTGAGTACATTCAGTTCGTCTCTGCGCTGGTCTTCGAGAAGTTTCCGGTTTTCAGTTTGAATGCCAGCCTTCTCGTTTGCAGCATAGTCCAATCTGTCCTTTGTTGTCGCAGGGAGAGTCCTCAAGAGTTCCTTGATGGAAGTCTCGTAGTTGGTGTAGTCGGAGATAGGGAACCTCTTCTTGTCACCAAATATAGCCTCAAACTCTCCGTCGTTTGCTAGTTGACCGAGAGCACCCTCACCGTAGAGTTCCTTGAACTTCTTGATTTCGGCATACATCTTCTTGTATAAGTCGATGCGCTTCCTCAAATCTTCAAGAGCCTTATCTGTCTGAGCGCCTGTTGACCTACGGCCACCGGTTTTCTTGTTTTTCTTCTTGTCGTCACCAGTAAACCATTCGCCCCAGTTATCATGATAAGCCTGCATCTTAAGTTCGTACTCCTTCTGCTTCTGTGTAAACTCATCGAGAGAAAGATTGCCCAGCGCAAGCATCTTCTTTCTGGTGTTGAGTTCCTTTTTGGCAGCAGTAATGTCCGACTCTGCGTTGCTCTTTGCTTTATCGTAGTCGTCTCCGGCATCCTTTCCCCAACTCTTGACGTACTTGTTCTTCTCATGGTAGTCATAACCACTACCCTTAAGATTCTTTTCGAGCTGTTGAGTGAGGTCCGAGTCATCGTTCCTGAATACGAGATGAATGACAGCCTCGAATCTGTCTGCTGCAAGCATTCGCTTTAAGGCGTCTGATGCAAAAGGATAATCTTTTTTGACCTGTGCAGCTGCATCCTTCATCATGTTTGAAACCTGGACCTTCTCTGCATCTGTCAATTCCTGGTTGTTGCGAATCTTGTCACCAATCCAAGGAAACGAAGTGTTTACTGCGTTATCGAGAGCATCCTTGAATTTGTTCTCGTAGAAGCCTGTTTCAACACCCATCGCATTAAGAACGTCCGCACGGAACTGATCAGAAACATCCTGATTCCATCCCTGCTTTGCAAAAAATGACGAAAGAATCTGGTTAGCCTTACCCTGCAACTTCGGGCTGTTACTAATATCTCCAAGCTCATCAATGAGATAATCGCGCATGGCTTTCACCTCATTCTTATACTTTTCCTCCCACGAGTTGAAGCTAGCAAAGTCTGATTGGGTGGCATTAATCATATTCGCCTTTGCGGATGCCGAATAGAACGCTTCTGCTATTTCCTTTGCAGAAGAAAGCTTCTCGTCGAATCCCTTATAGGCGTCCTCGTTAGAAAGAGATTTCTGAGTGCTCTCCTCAACCTGTTTGAGAAGGATGAGCTGTTCTTTGAGATACTTAAGTCTATCCTCGTTCGATTTCTTTTCGAGAAGGCTCATTGTGAAAGCATTCTCCTTTTCAGGAGCAATCTCCTTAAGCTTTTCCTTGTATGCGTCAATGAGGTTTTCTATCTCTTTCTCATCGCCGTCCTTAATGGCTTTATCTGCATCGTTATCGCGAAGGAACTCGCCGATCTGAGTGTACCTGTCTTTCAGTTCGTCAGCCGTAGTCTCCATATCCTGTTTCAGCTGCTGATGCTTCTGCCAGTAGTATGCAAAAATTGCAGATCCGGCAGATATAGCTATTCCTGGAAGACCACCAAGAAAACCGATGATAGAACTGAATCCTGATTTCAATCCTCCGAGAAGCAAGCCTCCTGCGGCTCCCCATTTACTAGGGCTAGCCAATCCCTTCAGAACTCCACCAAGGGAGATTCTATTTACCTGACCCTCCTGTTTTGTGAGAGCCATACCTTGCTTGTACATCTCCTTGGTTATCTGACCGGTAACATACAAGCGCCTGAGCTCGGCTTTTGTTATCGCATTCGCCTTCGCGAGTGCCTGAATATCCTGAATCCGAATCTGATTTTTGTACTGAAGAATCTGTTTCTCTACAGGAGTTATTTTCTCGCCACGCAAAAGCTTAAGTTCTGCTTCTTTCGCAATATTTCCCTTAGAGTTCAGTATCCTCTTTCCTATGCCGCCTTCCAGGGTCTTAACTCCACGCATAAGGGCCGGACCTGCGAATGCCGCAACCATAGCAGGACCCAAGACGTGAATCTGCTGCACGAGATAGGTGACAACATCAAGAATACCCTTGAAAGTTCCACCTATAATATTCTTGCCGTTAGCAAAGTCGGCAAGCATGATTTCCCAGGCATCTTTCAGCTTGTTATATCGTCCGAGCAGAGTCTCACTCAGAACCTGCTGCATATTATAGAACTGACCACCTGCATCAGTCATCTGCCAGAAGATAGACTTTACGTCATCAAAGCTAACATCTCGGCTTGAAATTCTGGTCTTAATCTCTGATGTTGAGACATTTCGACCCTCTTGCTTAGAGTAGAACTCTGATAACTTTTCAAGCAGAGGAATACCAGCATAGGCAATCTGACGAAGCTCCTTGCCATCGAGCCAACCACGAGCCTGAACCTGACCGAACGCCAACGCAATACGATCGAAACTGACACCAAGACCGGAAGACATATCAGCAAGCCTTTTTGTTGTATCGTAAAGCTGGTCGTATTCTACTCCATACGCAGCCAACTGCTTAACATCTCGATTCAACTCTGAGAACGTAAATGGCGAATTAAGAGCGAGTTCCTTAATCTGGTTAAACATTGTGTTCGCATTCTGCATGTCACCAAGGATGGACTGGAGAGCAATATGTTGCTTCTCCATCTCACCACCAGTAGTGATGATGCTCATAGCGAACTGCTGTGCGCCGAACACAAGACCTCCCTGCAAGAAAAGTGACTTCAAATCCTGCACGGTTGAATTCAACTTTCCTGCATGACTGTTAGCTTTCTCGAAGCCGCGAACCAAATCAGACTGAACCTTTGCAGCCGTCTGAGCAATTTCCTGCTGACGCTTCTGCTCAATTTCAATACCGCGCTGCGCCTCTCGATTAGCTTCTCTTTGAGCATCAGCAACTCTATTTGCAAGCTGAACCTCCCGTTGGTCGCCAACGTTTGTAATTAATCCAAGAGCTGTAGAATCTCTGCTTCCAAGCCTTTGCAATATTGACTTTAGATAATTGAATTGATTTTCAATATCTTTTATTTTAGTCTCAATCTGAGTTGTATCTACCTGTAACTTAACGGAATTTCCATATTCCTTGCGAAGCCTTACCAACACGTCATCGAGTTTTTCCATTCTTCGAGTAGAAATTTCTATCTCTCTTTGGCGTTGTCTTTCTGCCGCAGCATCATCACGTTTTGCCTTTGCTGCATCCCTAGTAGCTTGCGCTTCTTCCTTTCTATTAGCTTTATCTTGTGCAGAGTTTAAATCCCTTTGTGCCTGGGTAGCATTTGCAAGGCTTGATGAAAGTCTGTTCACTTCCTCCGCATACGACGAATAGGAAGGTCTACCGCCCTTGCCCATAATGGCAATATTAGCATCCTCTATTCTTCTTTTGAGCTCGGTTGCTTCCGAAAGAGCTTTTTCTAAAGCACTTGTATTTATTCCAAGCTCTAGGCCTCTCATGCCGGCGCGTTCGCCTCTACCGATTACAAGCGACATCTTAGCATAGAGCCTAGACATTCTTTCAGTATCGGCTTCTATGCGTCTGGCTTCGGCGGCAGATTGTCTTTTTCTTTCATCAGAGGCTTGCTTTTCTGCCTTTCTCTTGGCCTCCTGCAATGCCATGTAGCGCTTTGCATAATCAGACAAAGCTTTAAGTTCCGCATCATTATCCTTGGCGCTCAACTTTGAAGCTGCCGCAAACTCTCTCTCCTGCGCAATGGATTTTCCCTTCTCTCGTCCGTATGCCTGTGTTGCTGCGGCTGCCTTCGTCATCTCTACAGCAACATCGGAAAGAAGGTTCTTCATCTGCGTAGCATCGGTGAGGATTGATTTGTTTCCAGATGCCGCCTGTAATCTGGCAAGTATCTTGTCAAGCTCGGTAATACTTCCACCAAGCATGTTAGTATTGTAACCCTTCAAGGCTCCCTCTGCCATAAGGTCTCGCATTTTGGCAAGCTTTTCAGTTACTCTTGATATATCAGCCTCAACCTTTGCAGCTCCGCCCGAAAATGCGGATAAAGGGTTTTCTTTTTTGAATTGATCGGTAATCTGCTTTACATCACGGAACGTCATTTGGAGAACTTTAGCATAGTCTTGCAAAACGTTTGCATAGTCTACGCCGCCACCTCCGCCGCCCTGTGCTTTATTCTGTAATCTATAAAGCTGATTATTGACATTCTCAAGCATCAACTCTGCCTCCTTAAGCTTCGAGGTATCAACATTTGGGTTAAGTGAACGCAACTCCGAAATCTTACTGCGTTCTATGTTGATTCTCTGTAGCATATCGAGATAGGAGAGGGCGTTTTTTACCGCCATCTGCAAATCTTTAGCTTCATCGCTCTTGTCGTTTTTTTTGAGTTTGGAAATCCTTCTATTTATCTCGTTGAGAACATCTGCAAACTCTTTGGCTTTTTCTGTTTGCTCCTTAAATCCAGACTTTTTCGTTCCGAATCCCTGGAGGGCACGAAGAAGCGCGTTCGCAGCATCATCCCCGGTCTTAAGCTTGTCAATGATTTTCTGCAACTCCTTGGAGGTATTATCCTTGACACCAAGTTGGAACCACAAGTCACCTAAATTTCCACCTGCCATATCCTGAATATTTTTAAAATTAGAGTTTATTGTTTAAGTAATCAGCAAGACTTATCTTCTTGCCGATGAGGCTTCCCTCATTCTTCTTTTTCTCCATCCACCTGTCGTAGAGGTCATCCATCTCCTTCTTGGTGTGCTTCTTCGGACCGCCTTCCTTCTTGGTCTTTGGATAGACGACAAGAGGCTGGTCTGCAACCATGAGGTCAATCTGTGCCGATGAATATCCCCACCAGTAGTCGTAGGCAGCAATGAAGTACTTGCGCTGAAAGAGGAAGCCGAACTTCTCCGCTAGTGAGAAGGCTGCCCCCCAGCTTGTTCTGCTTGGATAGCTTTTGCTTCGCTCCTCGTCATCGTCATCATCACGTCCGTCATCCCGGTCGCTAATATGGTAGCCAGCGAGAATGCGTTCGATGGAATTTTTTTTTTAGAAACATCGAGGACCCTCAGAACCTCGGCCACATCCACATCATTGATGTAGTAGAGCCAGCGCCAGTAGATCCAATACAGGAATCGTATCTTCCAGATGTTGTTGAGGAGGATGCAGACGCAAATCTTGACGTTGCGCTTCCATTCGTTCTTCTCCTTTGCCCTGATGTGGGAACACCTGCTCATGGTTCCCTTGCGAAGCCAGCCGAGCTTGTGCTTCTTTCCACGGAACACGAACTCGGTAGGCTCGTCGTGCAGTACGCTGTCGAGTAACTCCTGTAAGTCCACCGAAGGCTGCTCTATTTTCTTTTCTTCTGCCATGATTGTATGCTATTAAATGAAGAAGGGCGGCACGGCTGTTGATTAGCCTGCCGCCCAACGGTTTGTTATCCTGAATCTAATTACCTAAAGAAGCCTTTACTTGATTAACCGCCAATGCCTGGTTCACCAGCAGCTGGAGCCTTAGTAAGCCAAGCGATGCTACGCTTACCTGCACCCTCGATAGAACCTGAGAACTTAAACGCAACAGGCTCAGTACCAGAGTTATCCCACTGCAAGGTAGCGTAGAGAGCGATGTTGGTAATAACCATAAGGTTCTCCTTCTCGTCGTCAACAATAACGATAGTGCCCTTGATCTTGAACTTCTTAGGCTCAACAGCGATACCTGTAAAGCCGGTAGTAGCGTCGAGGGTAGCGTCACCTGTACCCTTCAGAGTAACCTTGGTCAGCTCTGTGATAGCATCCTCGCCGAACATAATTGTCAGCAAGTCCTTTGCCTTTGAAGGAACAACGAACTCTACGTTGAAGTCGCCGAGCTCTGCGGTAGTTGCCCAGTCGCCAGCAAGACCGATAACCTTGTAGTGGTTTACGGTTGGGTCATCCATAGTTGCCTTCAGCGAGTCAACGGTAACCGGAAGCTCGACCTCTGGGGTGATGTCAACTGTAGCCTTGCTCAAATCGGTAATAGCCTTTGAGTAGAGCAGAGTTTTAGGACCATTGAAAATGTCCTTCATCTTGTCAATAGTTGTCATAGCCATAATCTAAAATATTTTAAATTGTTATACCTGAATACTTATCTAGTACGTAACCTTCCCTGTATGATCGTCACGGAAAAACCGGCTCCGTCGTCAGCCTGGATAGCAACGTTAGGTCTGGTAACGATGATGTTGTCTGTTGAAATTGGAAATCTTTCGAGGACAGCCTTGACTTTCTTATCCATTTCCGAAGGACTGAAACCGTTCGGATTCGCCGAGGAGGCCTTATCTCTTACATACACCTCTATCTGGATAGTGGTAGTATAGTAGTTGTAGGAGCCATCGTAGTTCATCTCGTTGTTCCTGATTGTGTACGGAGCACTTACGACGATGTAGCTACCTATTTTGGTATCCACAGCCTTAGGACGATTCCTGGGGTACACCTTGTCGCATATACCCTTTACGGCGTTTCCTAAGTCGAAATATATCTGCTTGATATCTACCATAGCTTACAGTTTGTTTAAAGTTGAACTATTGGCGTACACTACGCAGGCATCGAACATATCTGGAAGAGACTCGTATGTGTTGTAAACTGTCTCGAAAATGCGGTTCTCCTTATCGAATACTGCATATTCAACAGGACATATCGCAACGAGTGCCCAGTCTTTCCCGGAAGATTTCACCTTTCCGATACGTCCGTAGATAAGGTTTGGACCCCACTGGTGACCGCCACCGACTGAACCGGTGTAGCCTTTGTTCTCTCCTCCGTCGTAGTAGAACGGGAGATTGTATTTCTCTCCTTCTGCCAGGGTTACTCGCGTTGGTGCTTTTTCACCCTTCGAGGCACGCACCATGTAAATGAGCTTGCCTTTGTAATACACTGCTGCATAGAACGAAGTATATGCGTTACCGGTGATATTGTAGAACGTCCTATTCTCTTTGAAATAGTTGACGGTTCTGTGAGCAAGTTCCTGCATAATCGCAAGCATCTTGTCATACGCCAGCTTTTCGACCCTTGGCTTAATCTGATGCTCGAACTGCGCTCCAAGAGACAGACGCTTTCCGCTAAAGTATTTCGCCATAATCTAAACCCTTGTCAAATTCCAATATACAACAGTCCTGTTGTTATCCGGCTCGCAGTCCTTAACCATACCTACCTCGGTGTTGTTGCCGACAGTGGAGTAGATGGTGTCGCCGTCAAGAGGACATCTGTCAGCATCCCATTCGTCATATCTGACCGGAATCGATGCCTTCCTCTTGTTCTGGTCGACGTTTTTGTCTCCCTCTGTAGTGGTATCGGTGTAACTGCGGCCTTCGCCATAGTAGAGAATGATTTCCTTGTCCTCACCAACTGGAGCATCATCATCGGCGAACGGGTCATCAGGGTCGGCTTTTCCGACGACCTTCCTCACGATCTTGATGATGTGAGGGTATCTTGGGTTTCTGATGTTTTCCTTTTCCATACGCCTTATTTGATGATGTGAGGGAGAGGTTCTCCCCAAGGAGAATAATTCGCCCTCTTTACTCCGTGGGAGGTCACCCGGAAGGTGGACTTCTTCTTGAGCATCGAATCAGGCTCCAGCTCCGCATAGATAGCGTTAGCCTCTGCCTTCATCTCGCTCCTGTCGTTGTCCGACATGTCATAGCCACCTCCCGAATGAGTCCATCCGTTATCGGAATCGGAGGTGTTGTTCACCTTGCTCGGACCAAGAACAAACCATTTCAGCATGTCGGCATAGGCAAGTCTCACCTTGTCCTTGTCGCAGGCTTCGAGGTCGATGCCGTTTTCAAGTCCCCTGTCGTGCATGATGCCCAGCAGAGCCTTCATCGGCATCTCGAACTTCACCTTATTAATAAGGTAGTCGTTCACAGTGTAAATGTTCATCTCCGAATCCATAGTCATACAATCTAGTTACGTTAAAGAATTAACCCTTCTTGGTAATGTCGATAATCCAACGGTAAGGAGAATCGAGCATGGCAGGAACAGAAGCGAGGAACAAGTCTGTCTTGAACTCCTGGAACATACCGTTCGCTGTGACCATGTTACGAAGCAAACCGAGGCGGTTGTTGGTCTGTGCCCAAGCAACATCCACGAGTTTGTTACCGAGAGTGTCGAAAATTCGCTTATCGAGAATTTCCTTGCGCATGAAACGCAAAGGCTTGCCAGCAGGGCGAAGAACGACTGTTCCGTCTGCCCAACCACGAATCTCTGTAACTGTGCCATCGAAGCGCTTGTTGTGCTCAACCTCATCGACAATCTCGATAGGAGAAAGACCGTTGAGGTCAACAACAGACTTCAAGAACATTGCGTTGTTTGGACCGTAGTTCTGCAAAACTGCCACAAAGTTAGCGTTCGCCCAGCTCTTGTACAACTCTGCAATCTGCTTGTTCTTCAAGAATACGTTATTGTAGTCGTTCTTGGTCATCTGCCATACGAGAGGTACACTGCGGTACTCGATGTTCTCCTTGCGCCAATCCTCCTCAAGCTTGCGCATCTGCTCAAGCAAGTCGCAGTTTGGATCGTTCCAGGCAAGCGTACCCGCCTTTTTGAAGTTCTTCTTTGGAACCTTTGCGTCATACAGAGGCTCCTGGATACCACGACCAATCTTGTCGTAGTCGATGAAACCGGTCGAACTCAACTGGGCTGACATGTAGGTCATAGTCATGTCGAGTGAGTCGTACAATACCTGTACCTTGTCGAGGTAAGCATCAACCAGGTCAGCGTCGTTGCCGAACTCATCCTGGAGAAGCTTCATCTTGTGGTAACGCTCTGTCGCAGTCTCACGGAAGCCGTCAGCAGCGAAGTCTGGGATAGAAGCGGTGTACCACTCAATACCCTCGTGGTCGTTCTGATAGCCCTCGCCGAGAGGAGCACGGAGGTTCATCAAGGTTGCAGGGTTCAATGTACGTGTGCGAACCTTGAAGGTTGCATCACCATTGTTAGATGTAGGGGTGAGATTTGGATCAATGTCACCCTGTGTCAGATACCAGCCGTTGTTACAGCGAAGTACGCCGTCACGATTGACGAACTTCTGAAGGTAAGTGTTGTTACCCTTACCAGTGAAGAACTTCGCAAGCTGCTCGACACCAATATCAATTTTTGCCATAATCCTGAATCAATCTTTTTACGTTAGACAATAGGTTAAATATGCCAGAACTCTGGGTAGAGTGACTTGTTCATCGCCTTGACAGCAGGAGGAACAGGACCCATACGGTCAAGCCACATAACGCAGTCTGGATTCAACATACAGAAGTTGACGTTTGTGCGAGGCTTGTGGTACTTGTCGCCGCCGGCATCGTAATAAGGGAAGTCGTTGTCGCTCGGAGCAAAGCAGTTAGGGTTGGTTACCATTGGCAGCACGCTCGCGCCTTCCTTCTCTGCCTCCACCAGCACGTCGCCAGCGCTCAATGCGCCAAGCGCATCCGAGAGGGTCAGCTTCCATACGTCGCCTACCGATGTGTCGGTGGTTGCCTCCACGGCGGTCACGGTCACACCCTTTGCCTTTGTCTTGAAGTCCTTCTGACCGACCATGATGGTATCGCCAGGGAACGGGATGTGAACGAATCCGTTACGAACGATGTAGATGTCTGTGTCTGTAGCCGCAGTAGTAGCCTTTGCCACGCCGTATGCCTTCAGAATCTTGATGGTAGCACCAGGACCCTCGTTGCCAGCTGTAAAGCCAAGGTCGTGCTCGATCAAGTCGCCGGCGTAAATCTTAGCCTGACCTTTGAATGGGTTGACGAGCTTACCACCAATAGGTGGGTGAACGAAGGCATTCTTAATGAGCGCCTCAAGACCGGCAAACACATATCGGGTTCCGCCGACCTTACCTTCTGTCTGAATGATGGTCGCACCGTGGTTCAGCATGCCACGAGTACCCATCTGTTCCATGTAGGAAATAGAAGTGTTGTCCATAATCTTTTTACCTTTTTAAAATTGTTATCCTGAAATTACTTCTTGTCTCCACCGCCGAATCTCTTCTTTCGACGCTCGGCCACTTCTTCCATAAACTTGTCATCATCTGTGGACGTGCCTCCGCTAGACGTTCGACTGCCTTTTGCAGGAATACCGTTTTCACCGGTAGCCTCCTTGTACTCTGCGGTGTAGATTTTCTCAGCCTTAGAAACCAGGTCGTCGATGTCGACATCTTCGTCCGGAATCTCCAGCTTTGCGATTGCAGCATTGAGGAAGTAGTTCTTCATTTCAAGGTTTGCCTTGTCGAACTTATCCTTCAAACCTGCCTTTACAGACTCGATGGTCGCCTTCCTTGCAGCCTTCTTGTCTCTTTCTGCGTTAGCCTTTTCGAGAGCTTCGAGTTTCTCAAGCAGCTTGGAGTATTTGTCGTCAGGATCGTCACCCTTTTTAGCCTCCTTGCGCTTACGCTCCTCTTCCTCTTCCTTCTTCTTGCGTTCAGCTTCCTCCTTGCTCTTCTTTACCTCGTCAGAGATATTCTTGTGCAAGTTGCCGTTGATACGCTTCAGACGGTTTGCTAACTTGGTAACCAACTTGGAATTTGCTTCCTCGTCATCACCGAAATCTTCCAAAACATCATCAAGTTCCTCATCGATGGTCTTTTGGCTAAGTTCTTTGAACTTGGTGGTATCAACCTCCTTGTTCACTAATGCTAAGAGTTCCTCTCTTGTCATGTTGTTTGTTGATTTAAAATGTTATCCCGAATGTGGTCCCTCCACCTCGAAAACGTATAAATATACCTTTTATTTTGCAAATATATGAATAAATATGCAATAATCAAAGAAAGATTGTATACTTTTGCAGTATTAAATGTATATTTATGCAGAAAGATGTATTTTCAGGATTAAAATTGGATAACGGAGAGCCTATTTATACTCAAGAGTATATCCAATCATTAAGAGACGCCGACAAGAAGCATCCCGACAAGCTGAAGATTATAGCTCAGCGTGGCGGTCAGGAACGCATGCTGTCTATAGACGCTGATATTAAGATAGTTGGCGGTTCGCGAGGCGGCTCCAAATCGTTCTCATCCCTAATGGAAGTTCTGAAGGATATTAAAAATCCAGATTTTCATGCAACAATTCTTCGTAACGAAAAAGACGACTTACAGTCCTTAGTGACAGACTCTTATAAATTGTTCTCCCAATTTGGAACTTACAATAAGTCACAAAATGACATGACCTGGAACTTCGATAACGGAGGATGGCTCAAATTCTCGTACTATGCTGGAGCCTATCAGGACTTCAAGACACGATTCCAGGGTCGCCAGTATGCCTATGTCTGCATCGATGAGGGTACTCAGTGTCCATACAAGAAGTTCAAGTACCTATTGACCAACAACCGAAATGCAGCGCATATCCGAAACCGCTTCTGGATTACCTGTAACCCGGACCCGGAATCTTGGGTGAGAAAGTTCATTGACTGGTGGGTTGACGAGAACGGCTACATCATACCGGAACGGGACGGAGTTATACGATACTGCTTCATGGATGGTGATACACCGGACTCAATCTACTGGGGTAACACAAGAGAAGAGGTGTACGAGCAGTGCAAGGGCATCATCGATAGCCTCTGGAAGGACAGCTACGAGGAACTTGGATACACAAAGCTCGAAATGTTCATCAAGTCAGCGACATTCATCCGTGCAGATGTATCTGAGAACATCAAGCTTATCTCTACAGATGCGTCATATCTCGCCAACCTTGCCCAACAGGACGAGGAACAGCGTATGCGAGATCTGGAAGCTAACTGGAACTGGAAAGCTGCCGGAGATGACATGATCAAGATGGAAGACCTTGATGAAATCTACGACAACTCAGAACAAACAGGAGACGGAAAGCGCAGAGCTTCTGCCGATATCGCATTCACCGGCGGCGATAACTTCGTAATGTGGCTCTGGGAAGGATGGCACTGCAAAGACTTGGTTGTTCTGAGGCTAGACCCTAAGACGCTCGTTTCTGTAGTTGCGGCCAAGCTGAGAGAGTGGGGCGTTGAGGAATGTAACTTCACTTACGATATGCAGGGTATCGGTCAGTACTTCAAGGGATTTTTCAAGGATGCCGTACCATTCAACAACCAGGCAGCACCTATCGCTCAGAGCCATCAGGAAGAGGAAGGAATCAAATACCTTTACAAGGACTTGAAATCCCAGTGTGCATTCCTGTTCTATAAGATGATAAAAGAGAAGCAGATTTCCATCGACTCAGCCCTGCTTGAAAGAAAGTATTCCGGAAACGGATTCGATAAGGTCCCTCTCAGACAGATTCTTCAGAAGGAGCGTAAGATGCTCAGACGTGACGAGAATAGCGATGATAGGGGATTCAAGCTATTACCTAAGAAGATTGCCAAGAAATATGTCGGACACTCACCTGACTTCTTCGAATCTTGGTTCTACGTAATGATATTCAGTTTAACAAAAAAGAAAAATAAAAAGGTAAAAGGATTATGGATGCTATCAAGGTAACAAATTTCAGAAAGATTCTGGTAAAGAAGCCTTTCTTTGAACTCACGCCAAAGGGGTACATGACCCACGATGGCTATTGCAGGAACGAGGTGTCCGATAATGAAGACCCTCAGATGCCGCAAGATACATTGTACAGAGTGATTAAGACTCAGAAGGACTTCCTTCGTGAGTTCTATCCTACGTCCCACAAAATCTTCGACAAGGATCTCTACCCTGACATCTGGAGAAAGAACCCGGAAGACGAGAAATGGTATGTCCAGGAGATTCAAAGAACGGCATTTGCTTTCCAGCAGGTTATTCATACGAAGCACGTTCTCCACATGACAGGTAACGATATTCAGTTTGAGCTTGCCGGTGATCCTGAGATGAAGAAACAGGAAGAGTATATTAATCTCCTTGCCAAGTTCAAGAAGGGATGGTATATGCACGATATGGAGATTCGTCACTATGAGGCTGTAAGTTCGTACATGAAGGTTGCTGAGGCTGCTGTAGTCGGATTCTTCGATAAAAACAAGAAATTCGGTACTCGCACATTGGCTTTCGATAGAGGAGACACATTGTATCCTCAGTTCGACCCTCTTACTGGTGAACTCGTTGTGTTTGCTCGCAAGTATTACGACTTCGACGAGGAAGGTAATGAAAAGATTGAATGGGTAGAGGTGTGGGATGACAAGACATTCTACCGCTTCAAGAAGCAAGTTAACGAAGGCAGGGTCAAGGAGACTATCAAGAGAATTGCCAAGATATTCGGAATCGACGACTACACTTGCGTTGAAGAGAAAGCTCACGGCTTCCCATTTCTCCCTGTTGCATACGTAAGAAACGATGACGGACCATGCTGGTCTGTTGTACAGAAGAACATCGAGGACTACGAGGAAGCTTTCTCTTATCTCTGCGAGAACAACAAGGCTTACGCCTTCCCTATAATGAAGTTGAAGGGCGATGGTGACGACATTACCGTTGTTGGAGATACAGACGGAGCGGCTAAGATGATTCAGATTACCGATACGAATGGTGATGCTGACTTCATTAACGGAACAGACGCTTCCAATGCATTTGCGACACAGCTCAACAAGTCGTATGACCTCATCTATGAGCTTTCGTTCACAGTAAAGCCACCAGAGCTGAAGTCGGGTGACCTTCCGGGCGTTGCCATCAAGCTGCTCTATTCTCCTGCTATCGAGGTTGCTGAGAACGATGCCAAGAAGATGCATCCGTTCCTGGATCAACTTGTTCGTATCTCAAAGTATGGTATCGGAATTGAAGAAAACTGCATGGCCACCATGACAGTGCTTCCTATTCATGCCTGGGTTGAAATTTATGTTCATCAGAACAAATCTGAGATTATCACAAACTTGGCAACGGCTGTTCAGAACAACTTCCTCTCAAAGCAGACTGCATCTGAGCGTTGCCCAGACTTCCCAGTTAACGATGAATACGACCGCATTATGCGAGAGAAGAAGGAGGAAGACCAGCAGGACCTCCTCATGGATATGCAACGTGCGGATAACGAAACTCAAAATGCAATCGAGGAGCAGAAAGCTACTTTGAATATTCAGAATGGAGGTAGTGGAAACGTACGTACGGGTCGCGGAGCTGGACGCCCAAATAAGTCAGGAACCAAATGGGACGAGAATCGGAACGCCCCGAATGAGAACAACTGGCAGCACTACAACCAAACCCATTAATAGCCTATGGATGAATTAAAACGTTCTGTCGATTACAGCAGAAAGCGCTTGCAGGCAATCCGAAACTGCGAGGACCATGTTGCAGATATTCTCTGGAAATCGACACAGAAAATAATTACCGCAAGCAAGCGATACAGAGGTGCAGGCAGGCTCACAAACGAGTCAGCCCTGCTCTCTTACGCCAAGAATGTTACTGCTGAGGCAGAGGAGAGCATCAACAGCTACATCTCTGCTTACTCCAAGGCTTCATGCAAGATTCTCGGGATTGACAGCGAGAACATAGAATCATTTCTCGTCAGCGACATCTACGGAAAGACGACATCCGAAAGAAACGCCGTCTATCTCGGAAACTTTGCTGAAGATATTGTAAGGATGATCAAGGCAGGAACCTTGATGGGATATTCAGACCAGCAGCTCCTATCTTCCATCCGCACAGGCTATAAAGACCCATATCACACATCAGTAATCACCAAAGCGAAGAGAAAGGATGTCAACATCGATGTTCCTTCTTACGGAAAGGGCTACTACAAGAACGCCTATCAGAATATCGTAAGAAATGCTTCTCAAGTGATTGCTTTGGCGTGGGGGCAGGCAGAGCAGGAGTATGGGCAGGAGAACAAGGCTATCGGGTTCTACGTCAAGAGAGGAAGTAGTTATCCGTGCGACATTTGTCAAAATGAAGCCGACGCTGGCATCCATTCTTTCAAAGACCCATATCCTCCATTTCACGTTTCGTGTTGTTGCTACACAGTATTTGCATTCAAGGATAATAAAAAGAAATAAGATTATGATTGAAGAAACAAAAGGATACACGTTATCCGTCGATACATACAAGAAGGCGAAGGCTCTTAAGATGAAAGACCCTCGCTATTACATCTATGCTAGTCTCCGTGGCTCAGGTATGTCTGTTCGTGACAGCTGGGCCATCGCATTCCAAGGAGAAGGAATAGGTGTGTGGGAGAAATCCTTCCTCGAAAACGAGATGAACTTGCTCGAAGCCCAGGAGTCCGTTCAGAAGAGAATCGCAGAGGTGCAGGGTAAGAAAGCGAAGAACGAGAATAGCGACGAACTCACCCAAGAGGAACTCATCAAGGCTACCTCAAAGGAAGAGATTCTGAGAAATCTCGTTATCGCTCAACGCGATCAGAAATTTGGCTCTCCAGAGTGGCAAAAGACGACAGCCATGATAGCAGACTATTCTAAGATTAAGCAGGATGAGATTGATACGGAAAATAATGTGGTCCACTACTACATTCCTCTATCAATGCCTCGATGCTGCGAGGATTGCATTATCTTCAAAAATGGTCAAGCAGACTTCCAAAAGAGGAAGAAATAGTTAAATTCGTGTTAAAGTAACTTTGTTTTACTCGAAATTCAGTAAAACCAAGTACCTTTGCAATCAGATTATGTGACAGATTCTTTCTGTTGATCGTAATTCTAAAAATTGGTTAACAAAGGGCGGTGTCTTCACAGATGCCGCCCTTACTTTTTTATATATAATGAAGTAGAAGAAAAATATAAATTCAATCAGGGATACTTCTCTCCAGTGATGAGTTCAAGCGCAATTCGCACCTGATCTTCAAGCATATCGTCATTAAACGTAGGAAGAACGCCGTATGATGGCAGTTTCTTCGTCTCTGCGGCCTCCAAAATGAACTGGAGTGCCTGTACTAGGGAAGTATGGTCTTGAACGACCTCAAGCAATTTATCGCTCATCCTTGCCTCCTTCCTTCTTAATCTGTTCTGCCATCTCAAGAATAGTCTCGGCGTGCTTATCGTGGTCGATGACTTCCTGTACGGCCTCATCGCTCTCCTTGCGAAGCTGCTCTTCTGTCTTACCCTTGTCGGCAGCTGCGTTTCTTCTTGCAGCCTCACGAGCAATGTATTCGTCACGGAGCTTCAACTTACCTGCCGTATATTCTGCATCGCCAGGCAACGATGTATCCGCATACATAAGCTGGGCAAGCGCTTCGATAATATCTCCATTATCCTTAGAATATTCGTAATGGTCACCTACGACCACAGGAACACATACATCAAGCATAGAATACATTGATGTTCCAACAGAGAATTCAACGCCCCATGTACCAGCGATGTCAGAAATCTTAATGAAAGGCAGCGAGCCTCTCTGTAAATGCTTCTTGATCTCAGCAGGAATATCCTTTCTGAGTGAAGCAATTTCTTTCTTCGACAAACTCTTGCTGAATTTCAGCACAGAGAAATGTCTTGTCTTGATAGTCTTTCCAAATGGTAATGCCATGATAACAATATTTTAAAGTTCAACTTTTATTTTCTTATACTCGAAATCTGTGCAAGATGGATTCTCCTCAGAAGTAAACCTAATCTCATTAGGGTGGTTACAAGCTCCATTCTTGAAGAAGAAGCAATCCTTGCAAGTGTAATCAGTCTGTTCCATGTTCCTTACGTTTTTGATATTCCATCAATGTCAAGATACAATAGTTAGCGCAGTCAAGAAGAGCATCTTCCAATGGCTCATTAGCAACTTGTGCCTCATTGTCCTTCAGCGTCTTGATGCGATTCACCTTCTCTCGTATCTTTCCGTAGCCGTAGTTGATACCAAGCTCATCATACATTTCGGAAAAAGCATTCCCATAATCACGATTTTTCTTGATGTATGTATCATGCAAGTTATTGAGAATATTTCCATGCATTTCAATGTCGGAATTTATATCTATTTTATGATTATCGGCAACTGGTGCTACTATATCGAACTTTGTTCCAAACATCATAATATCTGTCTCGCAAAAACGAGCGAAATACTTGTAATCTGTGCTAACAGATGTACATATATAAACATCAGCATCCTTTCTCTCGGCATTGAACAGAATAGGGGTGCTGCCGCCCTGAATACCTATCGGGTCAAAATTGCATTTTAAACAATCATTTCGTGTGATGTAAAATCGCAACCCAACCTTAATATCTTCTTTCTCAATCATAAGCTATTTCCTTCTATATTAAACCCCAAAACAAAACCAAAGCAGACCATAAACTTTCATTTCTGCTTTCGAAAGTTGCTTAAAGCACTCAAAGTCATAGTCCTTATTTACATAAGCCCTAATTGGAGGTGCAAACTCTTTTTGCTTAACTGCTATTGTATATTCCGATTTGTGTGGAAAAACAGAATTCATATCCTCAATAACCGCACACATAACCATTCCGTTCTCTCGGACATCCGCATTACTTTCTATTTGCTGCTTTAGCTTTCCGACGGAATTATTTAGGAAAAACTCTTTAGGCGCAAAGTAAATGTCACCAAGTTTTAATTTCTCGTTTTTATCCATAAGCTATTCTCCTTTTGTATGCACGTAGCCACAGATGCCGACGTACATGATGTATTTTAAGTATTTAAACATTTTTCCAAAAATCTACTATATGGAGGAAAATTCTCCGCAAACAACAAATCCAAACCAAGAATGTCCTTATGGTTTTTCTTCACTTCTTCTTTGCTAATTAGTTTCATCATTCTCAATCTCAATAAAATCTCCAATACCCAAACGAGCCTTGTTGATGCAAGAGGCTACCCATCCGAAGAGATATGCGGAAGGCTCTTTTCCGTGGTCTATACCGCACGCTTTCTCGATGGCATCTACTACGTGGCTGCTTTCGTGCGAGATATTACCCATTGTCATATACTTCTTTAAAGGGAACGACACGAGTATTCCGTACTTCTTGTCAGACTTCCTCTCTGCTTTCTCGTAGGTTATACCAAAATACTCATCTTTGCCATCAGGAAGTATTATTCCATCGAAAGCAGATTTAGCAATATCTATAAAGTCGCCTCCTATATGCACCCACAGTTTGCGTGGATATATCACAGGGTCAAACTCGTAATATCCTTTCTTCTTCATATTCTCAACTATTTCTTGTTATACTTGTGCCCGCAGTGGAACATATTGCACAGATTGCACCTGTAGACCGTCATTCCCTGCTCGATGAGCTTCGGGTGAGTCTTCAGAAACTCCCAAGCATCATCCTCTGTCTCGTATGCAACCTTCGCCTTCCATGAATGAACCTTCCTGGTCCAATGCTCCGGGTCCGGCTTGAACGGCGGAACCTTGTTCGGATTGTGATGTCTTCTCATAGGCACTTGAATGAAACACTGTTCAACGTCCTGTTCACCGCGATCTCCCTCTCGTTACACATGGTCCTCATGCACTCCAGGACATCCTCGCGTACAGCAGTCATAATCTCGCTCATCGAAGCGGTGGCCGGAACAATATTCCCGTCAGCCTTCTTCTTCGTGATACGGGATATAATCTCCTTGATATATTCCTTGTCTATCATAGAAATCTGTTTTATAACCGTTAATCATCAGGCTGAATGAAGCTCTCCGGCTGCTTGATGTCCTCCTCACCACGCAATTTATTCTTCACGTCATTGATGAGAAGCTCCTGCTTCAGATCAATCATCTGCGCGCCGTACACCTGATACGTCATACCGCCCTGTGACCTCTTCTTGAAGAAGCCGTACTTGTCGCTCATATCACGCCCGAACTTCTGAATCGTAGGGATATCCTTCTCCTCGACATCGTTTGCCTTGCAGAACTCGACGAATCTCTCGTACATCTCTTTGGCAAGCATGCACTCCGAAATCTCGCCCCTCGCCTCTTGGCTGCATCTCATATCATACGCCCTTATCCAGGCATAGATAGGATTGCTTCCGAGAAGTGAGATAAGCAGCTGTCTCCTGCTGCCCTCCGCTGCCGGGAACCTATACTTCCTGCTCCTCAGCTCCATCGCGCCGCGGAATATCCAGTTGAACACTCCGCTCAGCTCTTCACGGATGATCTTGCTAGCCAACTCCGGGTCCTGCCTCTCCTTTGGGATGGTAACATCGAAGCTCACGTACTGTAATCGCCTGATGAATCCGAGCGAAGCATCGTCAGGGAACGGAAGCTCATTGAGGTTGAAGATGAGATAGGGGATTGAGTTCCCCTCCAGGATATCCCTGCCGAGCTTTCTCATCGGGACGGGCTCGCCGCTCACGAGTCTCTTGAACATACCGGTGTTCTTCCTTCCGAATTTCTTCGGGTCGGAATCGGAAGACCAGTTGAAGATGGCGTTCCTGATAGGATACCTTCCCCTCATTCCCTCGTCACCGTCGGCAGTGAGGTCAGCGTAGTCCATCTTGCTTATCCTGTCCTTGCCGAATATGTTGCAGGCAACGTCGAAGATGACACTCTTTCCGTTGGCTCCCGTACCTATAAGGAGAAGACAGAGCTCAATCTTCGATGACTCCTTCCCCTCGTACGGATTGTATGCAGTACCTCTCTGTATCAGTCCCAGTCCGAGGAACATCTGTAGGATCATCCTCGACGTCCTGTCCGGAAGGACCTCCTTAATGAAGTTCATCCACCTGTCACACTTCGCCTTCGGATTGTAGTCGTATGGGTGGTAGTATGTGACATGGTACTCGGGAGAGAACGGCATCACGTTCGGATACTTCAGACCGCTGCCGAAGTCAACAACTCCGTTGGCGAATGCAACGATGTCGAAGGTAGGTCTCAGTATGTTGTAGCACTCTATCACCTCCATGAATGACTTGTTCATCACCGTACTGATGCCGAGCATCGGAGCCATGGCCAGGTCGAGGAGCAGAAGCTGGTAAGCCTGTTCCAAAACTATCTTCGGAACAGCTTCGTATATCTTGCCGTTGAACATGTAGTACGAACCACCATAGTACTTCACCGGAGCCTTCTTCGCCAGACGTCTCATTGACCTGATGAAATTGGACTTCAGCTTGTTGTACTTCTCAGAGTTCGCCTTACCCCAGTCCTGACAACGGAGCTCTTCAAAGCCGTACTCGTCATGCCTCGAAAGGTCAAGCAGCTGAGCGTGCAATGTGTCTATAGCAATACCATTTTCCATTTATGTACAATAATAATATTAATTTTCCGTTATTGTGTAGGATTACCCCCGATAAACAGGGACTTTCTGACGGATAACACGTGTCAGCTCGTCCTTACAACATGTCGACTATAAAATATCGACAATACAAAGATACGGAAAATATCCTGAATATACGCTAAAACACTAGTATATAAAGGGTATAAATATACATTTTGGATATACATGAAATGAATATTAGATATACATTTATGGTTTTGCTCACCTATATAGAAGTTAATGTTGCCAAATGTTAAAAATAGGTAGATGAATGAATATGCATAAATATGTTTTCGGTAGAAAAGTAATTAAACCTTACAAGTAGGTCGAAAAATCGGAAGAAAAAATTTTTAGATGAGGTGACTACCGCGCTGATTTATAGCTATATAAGGGGGTATGGGGTTTATAATAAAAATATCGTACAAACTATGTTAGTTTACACTATATAAACTATCGTGAAACGCTTATTTTCACACTTTTTGACATTGTTGGTTTATATTATAAACTAACTTTTGTAACCACTTGAATATCAACTATTTACACTGTATTTTAATTCTATTTTTCGTATAATTATACACCGTGAAACATAAAAGTTTATTACAGAATAATTGCCTTAAAAAATCTTTACCATATTTATACATGTATAATTATTCACGGTTTAACACACTAAATATATTTTAACCAAAATAGTAAATAAGTATTACATATATAGTTAAAATTATATATCGTTAACCGACACTTTGGCAGTCGTACCTATCTGATTTTTAGTTAGTTATGTATTTGTAAAGATTAATGTTTATTAAGTTAAATATTTAACAAATACTGCCACCTTGATTTTGTAACTAGCTGATAATTAAACACTTAAATGTATGACACGGTGTCATGTATGTTAAATTAATTAAATCTTAACAAATGCTGTCATTCTCTGTAATTGTTCCAAATTATATAACTAGCTGGTAATAAGGTACTTACAATATGTTAAACGCAATTTTATGCTATTTTTAAACTGGTTGTTTGGCATTCCGTTTGCTATTATATAGGTAACAAGGGCTTTTCCTTGTAAACCATTTAAATAAATAAGTTATGAAAGAAGATTTAACCATTAAGGGCGCTCAAGGTTACGAGCACAGCAACACGAAAGTTGCTAGTTATGTAAGCGAGTGCAAAAGTAGTGTAACACTCTCGCAGTGTTTAGACGTGCTTAATAGTTACCGCAAAAAGCTATTAAGCGAGTGCACAGACAAAGAAGTAGTAGAGGCTAAAAAAGCCCTAGAAAGTGCACGTGCTAACTATAATAAGTTAGCCACAAAGTACGTACTTTCAGATACGGATTATTGTAATCTACAAACGGAAGTTGTAAGAGGTGCGGTATCTGAATATGCAAAAAAGCATAAGCTACCAAACTTCTTTGCTTGGTTCGACGCAAACGGAAAAGACGTGCAAACAACTATTATAGATAGTTTGCAGCGTTTGGGCAGTAAGTTATGTGCATTACATCAAGCATTTGCAAGCGGTAACAAGGTAGCAAAGAAGAAGTCTGAGACTATCTCAGATTTGCAGAAACAGATTGCAGATTTACAGGCAAAACTTGCAGCAGCACAGAAGTAAAACTATTGGATAGGTAGCGAAAAACTACCTATCTTTTCCCCTACATTTTCCCCACTGACTATCTAGTAGTTAGCCAGTGGGAAATTTACACCGTACAAATTCCGTGCGGTGCGGGTCGTCGTACCCTTATTTTTCCCCACACAATTTGGTAAACCTTGTCGTGGTGTGTGGGCTTAACTCAGAGAGAGAATTTATTCTCCCTCAGGGGACTAATTGCCAAAATTCAAGAGAGCTATCCGGCAAACGAATCTGTAGTGATACAGAAAGGCGGGCGAGAAATCCCGTCGAGGGTAGCGAGAGAGCACAGAGCCACCACGATACCGAATGAGATGAGGCACGTGGAAAGAGTAAGAGCCGTAGCTGTGCAGTTGTCGAGCGAGATGACGGACGGATAAATCATAATTCATATTCTACCGGTTTGGAATTGTCCGGTCGGGCTGGTTACCCGAGAATCAATTGTGTGTGCAATCACGATTTGCAGCGTATCAAGGCACACACTATCCACGCTGACTGAAAGCGGTTGCTTGTCATCCGTGCGAGATTTATCTCCTCAGAAATAAACAAGCTGCTGGCAGAAGCATAAAATCTGTAGGGTGTGAGCCACGTAGTTAAGACGATAAAGATAAAACGTGGTGCAAAGATGCACATCCTGGCTAACGGGGCGGAGAGAAATCTCCGCTCTACAATTACAAACCATTTAAATATTTTAGATTATGAAAGAACAGATTTTGAAGAAGATAGGAAAGACGCTTGTGCGTATTAATGTCACAAATCAGAGTGCTGAGGATGCCTACGATGAACTCGTTAACAGCAGTCCTCGCCTGTTTGATATGCTTTCCAGTATCTACAGACTGAATGATGAAGAAGAAAGATTCGCTTGGTCTGCCGGAATCGCCTAAAATCTCCCTACATTTGTAGGGAACAATAACCAAAATTATTAGAATTATGAGTACGATATCATTAGATTGCAGAGGAAAGAGAATGATGGAGCGGTATATTGCAGACTTACAGACAATATACAGCCACGTAGAATTCATGAGCTACAACGGAAAAAGACTTACCGTTGCAGTTCTAGCCTAAAAATCTGTAGCCAGTACGATAATTGTCGTGTGTGGCTACGGAACAATTACCAATATTTTAGAATTATGAAAGCAAGACAGATTATTTATTCAAGTACGATAATTGTGCTTGGATTTATTCAGAGTGTTCCTGCTCTGTTGTGTTTAGCAAGTACGAATATTGCCATTATTCTGCTTGGAATATTTTGGGGAATTCTGCTTGGAATATTCTGGAGAAGTACGATAATTGGCAGGTGGTTCTTCAGGGAGCTGTGGAGATCTACGCTCCGCTTGGAGAATTTCGCCCTGCCTGAAGTGTGAGAAATTTGGAAAGTACGATAATTGTGCTTGGAAACATTCAGCCTAAAAACTGCCCGATAGATTTGGGCAGTACGATAATATAACCAGTTAAACAAGAGAATTATGGAAAAGTATATCGTAAGAAAGGGCGTGCTATCTGCTGCGCTTGTATTAGTTACAAGTTTCGTGTGTGGTTTCATTGCTATCGTAGGATTTGTGCTTGGAGATTTTCAAGCCGTTTTATATTCTGCGGTTCTTGAAATGTGCGGTCTGTTTATCATCAGTGTGATGATAGATGCCATCCATCAGCAGATAGAGGATATCTATGACTAGCCAAAACTACCGCTTGGAGATATTCGGGCGGTATCTAGTATTAACCAATTAAATTACAGAATTATGAAGAAGAATATTTTCGTGGCATTGTTTGCCGTAGTGTGTGTTGCATTAGTAGTTGTTTCAGTTACTCTGTACAATTGTCACAGAGCAAACGTGATGCTGAGAAAGACAGTTATCAGCCAGGCGAACGAGATTTCAGAGCTTAACGGCAGTTACACAGCAGAGGGAGCTACAACGTTCGTAGGTCTCAGAAAGTAGCCAAAACAGAGAGGAGTTTCCGCTCCTCTCTTCTATTAACCAAATTATTAGAGAAATATGGATAGAATATTAAAGCAAGATTTGAGCAAGAATGAGGTTATAGACCTCTTGCGTGGAATGGACGCACAGGAAGTTGAGGGAAATTTCTCTGTACGTCGTGTCCTGATCAATACACAGGCGTGTGACGTATTCGGTGGAGAACCTGAGGGCTCTTATCCTCTCATCCCCGGTACGTACATGGCATTGTATTACAAGAGTATTGCCGGAGACCCGTATCCGCTCTTTGAGAAAATATGTGAAAACATAATAAATGACGAGAACAAGAGCCAGACTCTCCTGAATGGCGATGGCATTATTCTGATTTTCCTGCTCAACAAGTACGAGTAGCCAAAAATGTGCTCAGGCATTTTCCTGGGCATACTATGTAAAACCATTAAACAAATCGAATTATGTTAGACAAGAAATCACAGAAGAATTTTGAGCGTGCGTTGCTCCATGAGATGGAGAAAATTAAGATTGCTGCACGCCAGTGGCACAACAACAATACTAAGGGCTACAGAGATTTCCGTAGCAAGGAGGCTATCTCAAAGAGTTTCTCTGAGATTGCAGTATTGTGCATGAGCTGAAATGTGCGTGGCGGTTGTCACGCATACTATTTACCAATATTTAAGAATTATGAACAAAACAGAGAACCCTAAATGGGAAGAGAAGAGCAGAGAATATCTGCGCGAAAAGATCCTGCCTAGATTGCAGGAGATTCAGCGTGACGTATTCGGCAAGAATAAGGTAGGGCTGGAGATAGACGTAGAGCCTGAAGGCAAATACATCGTCTGCCATGCCTACACCATCATGTATGGTAAGGTCAACAAATACCTTCACCTGCATCTCTCCTGCGTGCTTGACAGAGAAAAGCTGGAGTCTGAGTACAAGAGACTCACAGACTTCATCAAGGAGCATTCAGCCTAAATTTTTGCGTGGCAACAGTCACGCATACAATTATTCACCAAAAATATAGATTATGATAGATGAAGAATACAAGGAGAATGTTGAGTACATACGTTCTACCATCCTGCCGCAGTTGCAGGAAATTCAGAGAGATTTGGCAGGGAATCTGCCTGGCGTAAATTTTAATGTCAGAATAGATGGAGATACCGGATCCGTCTCTGCGCATGCTTCGGTCTTTGATGACACGTGTAAAGTTAAAGACAGTTGCACCGCAAATTTCTTTCATGTTGATGACAGGGAAGAGATGGACAAGGAGTACAACAAACTTGCAGAATTTCTCAAGAAGTACCTAGCCTGAATTTGAGGGAGTTATTTCTCCCTCTCCTATAAACCAAAATGTAGAATTATGAGTAAATGGGTACAATTCTATCACAAGATTAATAAGTTTGACCTTGTAAACATGAGATTCACCGATGAGGTGAGCGTAGTGGAAATGGTGGGTATGGATTCTGTCATGCCTATCGACGGCAGATTGAGTCTGTCATCCATACGAGCTGAGATACAGAAGAAAATCGAGAGCATGAAGAAAATCGAGAGTTTCGACCCTTGTGCGTTCTCCATCCTCACCGGCAGTTCTATTCTGTGTGCTTCAGAAAGCTCGGTGTACAATCTCTGAGCCAGAACTGGGCAGTACGATAATGTGCTGCCTGCTATTAACCAAAACAGAATATATTATGAGTAAGAAGAAAGTTGCAGGTCTTGAGAGACCTTACTCTCCACGCAAATTAGGAGAGTTATTGTGTGAATACATCGTGCAGGGTGGATTTGAGGAGAGCGCAAAACTTGATTATTTCTCCCCAAGCGATGATGATATGACCGAAATCGAGAAAGAGACTTTTGACGTATTCTCTATTACTGAGTTCGGTTCAAATGAGGGCATTTACACGTCTTTCTACATTGATTATCCTGGAGAAAAGCGCATACGTCTGATGTGCGCCAAGACTTTGGGCGAGTCAAAGGAAGATTATGTAAATATGCATATAATGGGCGCAAACATTTGCTACTCTTTTATCAAATTCGTAAATAGAAATCTGGACAGCTTTATATGGTACGGATATTATGTCTATTATGCGATAGATAAAGGAGTTAAAAAATATTGCTGGTGTCATTCTATCGAGAGCGTTTATAATAACGCTGACGACATTCTACAGAAGCATCCTAATGCGAGAGTATACTACATTGATTGTCAAACTCGAAAGAAGTATGGGTACAACTTCTAGCCAAAACTGCGGGGCACGTCCTGTGTCCTGCATCTATTATTAATCAATCAAATTAGAATTATGACAGACGGAGACAGAAGGTTCCTTGCCAGGCTCGTAGCGAGCCACAAGGCAGTTATCAGTGAGGAGTGTGCGAAAAAGAGACTCGATAAAAGTGAGTATTTTAGACGTACGGCACGAGTAGACAGAAAAGCTCATGAGATTGAGCAATCGTGCATGCGTCCTCGCAAATTCTAGCCAACATTCTGTGCGGTCTATCTGCACAGAAACCATGTTTAACCATTTAAATTAGTAGAATTATGGAACGATATTCATGTAAGCAGCTGAAATCGCTTGTAGCAAGCGGTGTGGCAAAGGATGTAACCTACGCAGACAGTAGAAGTGATATTCCTGAAAGTTATACTCAGATTGGGTATGCAGCAGGAATCTACGGTTGCAACGGAATGTTATTGAAGGGCGAGAGCGGACAGCTATACGCCGTGACAGGCAGAACATCTGCCATCTACATTTTTTAGCCTAAAATCTCTCCATTCGCTTGGAGAGTACGATTATTAACTAAATATTAGAATTATGATAACGGATTACTACACAGCCGTACACTGGCTAAAAAGTGCGTTCATCCTCTGTAACGAGATTGTAGAGAATGACGAATCAGTGATTGAAAACATCGAGTATCCAGAGTGGGCAAATGGCGATGAAGAAGAAAGGGACAGAATCGAGATATTTCAGTGGTTCCTCACTAACATGAGCGAAGAGGATAAGGAATGGATGCAGAAGAATTTCCCTGATCTTATCTTCTCTTACTCAGACAAGCTTGATTTGTGGATTCTTTGCGTAGATCATTTTGGAACGATGTGGAAGGGAGTCTCAACGACTACCAACAACGAGAATGCGGCAAAGGCTAGCCAGCTGCCGTAGCCAAACCAATCCTCACTCTCACGGGTGGGGATTTCTATTAACCAAAAAGATTGAAATATGAAGAAAATTGAGATTACGAGAGCTGGCATGGGCGAGAAATGCCCATATCCGAAGTTCAGCAAATTGCTGGCAAAAGGCTACATAATGTGCCATCGCTGCAAGCATTGTGCTGAAATTATCAGTGAGACAGAAATAATGTGTGACTATAATTAATCTATAATTATGAGTGATTTAGAGAAAATCCTGAATGACGATTTGCTGAAGTGCGAAATCGTAGAAACAGCAGAGAATGATGTAGAGCGTGTGGATCTTATCAAGTGGACACATGACAACACATTCTCAGTAGCTAAGGTGTGCAAGGATACCGGTAAGCTAGAGGTAACAGACATTAAGACGACCAGTGAGTCTACTGCGCTCAAGCAGTTCTACAACGACCACTGGAATGCTGTCATATTTGGCTAAAACTCCCCACATTATAGTGGGGAACCATTACAAACCAATTAAATAACAGAATTATGGCAAAGAAAGTTTATGCTCTCTATCGCACAGACAACTGGCATACACACGAAAGTCGCGAATTACTTGTTGTGGCAGGTAGTATCAGAAGATGTTGTAAGGTAGCTAAGGACGATGGAGCAACAAAAGAGCAGATTGAGGATTTGCGTGGTTACCGCCATCAATCCCAGTGTACCGACGAAACCGATTACGAGTACGATATTGATACGTACACGCTCAATGAGAGCTTAATCAGCTAAAATCCCTCTTCGGAGGGAACTATTATTAACCAATAAATTATTAAGAATTATGGATAAAAAAGAAATGTGGAAAGTACTTGGACGTGACGATTACGCACACAAGTCTCAAGAACTGAAAAAAAAGTGCGAGGAACTGGCGAAAGCTATATGCGATAAGCTCATTGAGCTTGACATGACAGAAATCTTCATCCCTCGCTGTGGTATTACCTTCAGCGTTATTACCGTGCAAATAAGTTGTGTTAAATGCAATCTTCTTTCGCTAAAGAGTGGCACAATTTACTATTTGTTGCAAGAGTTTGGTAAATGCGACCTATATGCTGGTGACCTTAATGTGAAGGTTGGTCGCGTAGTAGATGCACTTAGTTTTGTTAATCACTTGGACGAGATATTACAAGAAATATCGAAGATTGAGGACAAAGAAGTCGCAGGCATCGAAGCTGCTCTCAAGAGACTCTAACATCTATCATCCGTGAGCGACACAGGCGCACATCGGGTTCGAGACCCGACACGGAACAATATTAACCAAAATTACAAGAGTTATGAAGAGATATTACGTATCAGTCACAGAGACTTTAAACAAGGTAGTGAGCGTTGATGCCGAGAGTGAGGCTGACGCACGGGAACAAGTGGAAACGGCCTACAACGATTCCGTTATCGTTCTCGATTCTAACAATTACATCGGCAAAAAAGTAGAGGTTGAAGATGATCAGCAGTTCTACGCAGATTATGAGAAAAATTACGGCGAGACTTATCAGCACATCGACTAGCCAAACGGGGAGAGTAATCTCCCTGCCAATAACCAAAACATTATAGATATGAAGAATTTAGGAATACAGGACATCTGTATGATTAAGCATGGACTGGCGGCATTGATAGCCAACGAGAAAGTTACTCTCAAAATCGCCATCAAGAAAGACGACAAAGAGCAGATAGAGAGAAGCAACTCATATATTGATGAGGTAAATGCAGTTATCAGAAAACTAAACTCGTAGGAATCATGGAGAAAATCAAAGTAGGAACGAGAGTGTACTGTGACATACATTCTCAGTCAAAGGAGCACATCGTGACTCACGTTTCAGAGAAAAGAGGATTCGCGGGAATTGATAACGAATACTGGTGGCCCATAGACCAGTGCTTCCCTTGCGATGAAGTAACATTGCCTAAAAAGCGCAGCTAAGGACTGCGCACAATAACCAAAACATAAGAATTATGAATGAAGACAGAATCCTAGAGATGTTCTTTGAGAAAGCCAGATGGCAGTATGCTATCGAGAAAGGCTTATTCAAGGACATGAACAAAGCAGTAATGTATCAGCTGACGACACCGAAGGCTCGTCTGGCTATGTATCAGAGGATCAAGAGCGGTAATTACAAGATAATGCCGCCACATACAGCAAAGATTCCTAAAGACAACGGAGATTTCCGTACAGTCTACGTGAATGAAGCTGTGGACAGAATCCTACTGAGCATCGCCAACGACCTCTTGTTTGAGCTGATGCCAGAGATGGTGCATCCACGCTGCACGTCGTACCAGAAAGGTATCGGCTGCGGTCGTGTGGTGCAAGATGTGTCTCGGATAATATACTCAGCAGAGGGTAAAATCATCGGATGGAAAGGTGACTTCTCTAAATACTTTGACAGCGTACCTATTCGGTTCATCGACTGGGCGTTTGACAAGGTAGAGGAGAAGTACGGAAAATCTGCGCTGATAGATGTCATTCGTGACTACTATCACACAGATATCTATTTCGATGAGGACAACAACCTCTGTGAAAAGTATCAGTCCCTCAAGCAGGGATGCTCTGTTGCAGCATGGCTGGCTGATGTCATTCTCTATCATCTTGACGACAAGCTATCTAAGCTTAACGGATATTACGTCCGCTATTCAGATGATACTCTGTTTGTCGGTGAAGACTATGAGAAAGCCATGGATATCATGAAGAGCGAGCTGGAGATGATGCAGATGACGCTCAACCAGAAGAAGGTTGAGTATCTTGACGCTAATCACTGGTTCAAGTTCCTCGGATATTCCATCAAGGGTCACAATATCTCCCTGTCGTCCACACGTATCAAGACCTTCCAAAAGGAGATTGAGAAGAGGACGATAAAGAAGCGTGACACCACGATGACGAAAGCCATCAATTCAGTCAACAGGTATCTCTACAAGGGGTACTGCGATTATTCCTGGGCTACTCAGGTCCTTCCGGTCATAAACGTGAAAGAGGACATCGACAAGCTCAACGCCTTCGTCATGGACTGCATCCGTGCGGTCAAGACAGGCAAGAGAAAGGTCGGTGGTCTCGGATACGTGAAGACTCAGGCTGTAGGTTGCATAGACCGAGGCCGTGGCAGGAACGTGAAAGCCAACAGGGGTAAGACAGAGAGCGAAATCAAGGGGTATCTATCGATAGGTTGTGCCCAGAACGCCTTGCGAACGAGCAGGGCAGCGTACAACACATTGGTGAATACTCTGTAGATGTAGCTTCCAGCGCAGGAACTGTTGGAATGAAGATGTGGTTTAAACATCCGGTCTCGAAGATCGCGGACAGCATCTCATAATCTGAGATGGTCCAGCGATCCTCTCCACCAGGATATTATCAAGCTAATATAGCCATGCGCAGCATCTTCTGACCGGCAGACTCTGTAACCGAGCACACGGACGTGGGAGAAGGACGGGCGAAGATTCAGGCGATGCCTCGTATAACATCATCTGAACATCCGACAATGCATGGATGTTCGTATGACGAACAAGGCGTAGCTCATCAACGAAGTACAGAAATGTGCCAGTCCGTATGACTTCCACCGGTGGCGCACACCACCAATCCCTGATGGATGGCAATGTTTAATACCACAGGTTCTCTTAACCAGAGTAGTTAATCCATGGAGTCCTGGATTAACTATTCTGGCGAATCCTGTGTCAAATCAGAAACATAAAGTTTTGTGCCGAGCCATCGGTCAGGGAATTACCCTAGCACGAGGGTAGTCTTCAGAGGGGAGATTATTTATGAGTGTCTGTTTCCATGCCGCCGGCTTCTACTGGAAGAACTTCCAGCGCCATCCGGCGGCTTACAACAGCCCTCGAATCAAGCTGTTATAGCTACGTGCCACGCTCTCAGATGAAGACAACGTTATTGCCAAACGAGGTACACGAGGAGGCATTGGTTCATTCCTCCAGCTTTGCAGCATCGCGGTTGCACCGCCGCCATCGGCCGTTCCGCCGCGATTACCAGCTGGATCAATCATCAGCCTATAGTAAGGCAACAGACCTATGAGTGTACCTACAAACAACCAAAGTGAATTGCATCACGACTTATCAAGAGTATGAGGTTTAATATCACGTGAGTGGTATACCTGCTCCTGCCGATATCTCCGCAGGCGCAGGTATCCAATCCACGGGATCGAATCGAGAACATATATCCATGCAACATAATACATGAGATAAGTCTAGGTTATTGCGAGCCGAATATGGTGTGCAAGGAGAATAGATTGTATAATACTATATCAATCATCCTGAGCATCCAGGTGATTACCTGGATCCGTCAGGACTTAGATACAGTATCAATCAAGACTTTATAGTTACGCAACAGATTCTCTGAGCGCACTCCTATTAACCAATATTTTAGAATTATGAACAGCAGATTACTAAAGAAGCTTGAGGAAATCAAGAAAGAGTACGGAACGTCAGAAGTGTGCATGGGAGAGATGCTTGATTCAGTAAGCGCAGACGGATTCTCTATCGAAGAGGCTCACTGGTTGTATATGCGTGCGATGGAGTGGGCGAACGGAGATAAATTCTATATCCACATCGGAGAAGACGAAGATGTACTGAGTAAGGATGAACTCGAAGAAGCCAATTTGATAGTGCTAGAATAAGCACTATCCCTATTAACCAATACAATAGAATTATGACATACGACGAGATTATCAATGCAGTTGAGAATGGTGCTAAGTTCACCATCAACTTCCAGAAGAGAACATGCAGAGTGAACGGCAAGGTAGCAATGTCCGAGGAAGACAAGCCGAAAGACACGCCTTACCTTACGCCCGAGGTTGTATTTGTAGGCATCGAGCAGAGATATGCAGCGTACAAGCATTCTGTGCCGTCTGAGCGCTCTGAATCACATCGTCACTACTACTTCAAGGCTTTACCTGAGAAAGAACTCTCAGACGAAGATATGATGTACGGAGAGCGACGTGAAGTGGCGAGGTGCAAGCTGGAGCTGTACGTTCTTATGCAGCTACTCAGAGGCAACCTCTGGTGGGACAACTCATGGGGAACATGGTTCTGGTGTTCAAAGAACGATAAGGACCTGATTATCCTCAGAGACTGGATTGAGCCAAACAAGGGTGGGGCGTAAGCCTCATCCACTAGAGTTAAATAAATTTTTAGTAACCAATTTAAATAATTAGAATTATGAAGCAGATTGTAACAATCACTGGTGAGAACTTGAACATCGTAACTAACAATGTAGAGGCTACAGCAGCTACCGGTAAGAAGACAAAGGCGCAGATGCGTCTCGAAGCCCTTAAGGCAGCAGGCGTTGACGTTAGCAAGTACTTCCCTCTCGGTGACGACCAGCTTATCAAGATAGAGAATGGCGCAGCTGTTCCTGTTGATATGGACGATGCGACCATCGATGCGGTAGGCAAGCAGATTGTTGAGGGTGGATACGTAAGTAACTGGAAGCTGTTCCGCCGTTGGGTGATGAGTCAGATGTTCCACATGTTGAGAGACATGAATAGGTACAGCTATTCATTCAACGAGGTATTACAGCACAAGGGCTACGAGTACCAGTGGCGCATGCTGGAAAATGAGCTCTACGCTCAGATGAAGATGGCAGCCCACGGGGATCATGAGAATGCCGGCGCGAGAAACAGATGGTTCGGCGGTTTTGTCGCTAGCGAAATGGCTTACGATTACATCGATAAGCTCCGCAAGTACGTGGACGGCAACCTCATCTACAAAGTCAAGAAAGACAAGGACGGAAAGAAGACGAAATCTTTCAAGCATACCTGCAAGGGCAATCCTTACGTGCGCCTTCAGAACAAGGACATCTTCGTTTCCGACTTGGAGAAGAAGGTATTTGTACCTCTCTGTGACCTTGCGCGCAAGATGTGCGACAGCAAAACCTACAAGGAAGTCTACGATGCCGTTCACGAGTTCAACAAGAACCGCAAGCATCTCGCATGGGACACCAAGCAATCAGATGTATTCATCAATGCCTACAAAGGTTCTGGTGCTTATTACACCATGCGTAACCTTATCATGTTCCACGGAGCAAGATTCCTGAAGAGCGGGCGAAAGATGTCAGAAGCCAACTCGTTGAAGGAGCTTGAGTCTAAAGCAAAGCTCTATGATGAGCAGGGTTGGAGAATGCTCGGTGTTCTCAAGCAGCTTATCAAGGAGTCCGGTATTAACATCCAGGGTAAGATTGATGAGTGGAAGAAGTAATCACCAGTAGAACGTAAGGCTCGCCGCCTGTAGTATGGTGGCCCGGCAAGAATTCACAAGAGCTTCTTCAACGAAGGATCTCCTCCAGTTACTACTGGAGGTAATCCTTCAATCTAAGCTCTCTAGATCAAACTTTTAGAGTAAGGCGCGAGCCGGGAGCCATTCTAGCCAAAAGTCGGTTACTGATTCGGTAACCGATTCAATGTCTAACCAATAAAATTAAGGATTATGAAAGAGATTAATGTAGACACAAGGAAGTATATTAAGGCTCCTATTGATGGAAAGAATGTCGTTGAGGAATCACTTCTTGATGCTATCTTTGATGATTCGCAATATCTTAGCAACAAGTTCTCCTTGGGATTTGTCGGTGGTTTACCTACAATGATTGAGTATAATGGAAACTATCTATCTATCAAGAAGTTACGTCCGTGTAGTACATCAGAGTGGGGCAGAGAGATTGTCAAACGACTAACAGGCGAGTCCAAAAACAACATATATTGTTACGAGACGAAGCAGTATCTCGACGAACGCCAGGCAGAGCCTTTAATCTATACATTCTCTCTGAGTACAGACTACCTTACAGTAAGATTTCACTACAATGTAAAAGTAGATGAAGATTAGCCAAACATGTCAGTCGTTAACAGCGGCTGACTCCTTATCATAACTAGATTTTGTTTAAATGGTTCAAACCGGTCTGTCGTGAGACACGCCGGTTTTTTGTTCCCCAAGTATTAACCAATTAAATTAGAATTATGAGTAGAAATTACTGGACATTAGGTAAGGAAGGAATGAAGACTCGTCTGTCAAAGGCACAGGCAGCTTATGAGAACGCATTAGAGAACGTCAGCGACTTGCATGTCAAGATCAGTGATGGAAACACAAAATTGGGAGCAATCCCATCCGTGTCGCTCATTCCGGTCATGGATTGCGGTAACTGTGCAATCTGTTCGAAGAGCTGCTATGACCTCCGCAACGATATGATTTACAAGGAGGTTATCAAGACGAGAGCCATCAACTCTGCAATCTATCATGAGGATCCCGAACGATACTTCAAGGAGATTGATGGCTACCTCAACTACCGCTATCCTAGAGCATTCCGATTCCACATCGGTGGCGACATACAGGACAAATGGTATCTTGACAAGATGTGCGAGATTGCTCGCAAGCATAAGGATACCAAGTTCCTGGCGTTCACGAAAATGTTCGATGTGTGTAACGAGTACCTTGATGAGGGCAATGTCATTCCTGAGAACATGCATATTCTATTCAGCGGATGGCTTGGTCTCAAGATGGATAACCGCCACGGATTCCCGGAGGCGCATCCTATCTTTGAGAGTGGAACGTCTGCTCCGGAAGGAACACGCCTTTGTACCGGAAACTGCACAGAGTGCCTGAAGGAAGACAGGCTATGCTGGTCTATCGGGAAAGGTCAGGCGATAGGATTCCTTGCACACTAGCCAAAATCCTCGTCAGAAATGACGGGGTGCTATGTCTAACCAATTAAAATTTTGAATTATGGTAACAGCAAGAAGAGGTACAAAAATACTCAAAGCTTCTGACATCATGAAGAGAAAGGGCATCGTCCAGAAACAGATGGACATGAACAAGTTCAACGAGGTTATAGAGAATTTCTTTATGACACACGAGCCTAAGGATACGGTTCTCCTTACGCCGAAGAGATTCATCGAGATGGATAACCCTCCAGAGGGAGGCTTCATCGATTGTCTCGACGTTAGCGTATGGGAGAAGAAGTGCGACGACCCGGATGATCCGTTCGACTTCATCAGCTATCAGTACATGAAGAAGAGCGGAATGCTCCGTCCTATCCTTATGGTGAACGAGCCATTCATCGGCAATGCTGCCGGGTGGCTGAGAGATTTTTGTGGATTCACTGTGAAGAGCAGAACACGAAAGAAGAAGAAGGAATATATCGTGTCTCTACCGGTGTAAAGCCGAACAAGGCGTGGAACATTATTGTTTCACGCTCCCAGTATTAACCAATTAAGAATAGAGATATGGAAGATTTAGAAAGATTCAAGAAGTTTGTCAGAGAGAACAATCCTATGGTTCCTGACTTGTTGCAGGAGTTTGAGCCAGTCCGCAAGATCGATTCCGTAGAAGATATCGACGATTGTGACTGGATTCACCTAATGGATGAGTACGATGCGGCGAACATCACATGGAAGGCTCAGATGATGGCGCAGGAAGTCGAAGATACTCTCGGCAGCGATGAGTACACATGCCACATACAGGAATACCCGAAGACCGGCCGCGTAGGTGTTATCATCGATGGAACACAGGAGTTCCTTGGCAAGAAGAGCGAATGCGAGAATTATCTTCAGGGGTTCCTTAGAGCACTGGAAATCGCAAAAGAGAATCAGTAAGCCAAACAAGCCTGCCGGGAACGGTGGGCATCAAGTCAAACCAAAATATTAAGATTATGGATAGAAAAGTATTGAAAGACAAGATTGATGAGTTGCGTTCTACAGCGAAGATGGAGCTTGCATGCACCATCCGTGAGATTATGAGAGAGCACAATGTGAGCAGAAAGGTGTTCGATTGGCCTGTATGTGCCGGCGGCAATAGGGAGGTGAACATCATAGAAGTAGGAGACGGCGATACAGCTATCCCTATCATTCATAGTCGATGCACTTCTGTAGGGTTTGAGTTCCCGGAAACAAAAGCTACCGATGACGATATATCTGTTGACCTTCTTGCAGACATCGCTACTAGTCTGAACGATGAGCTGAACGGCTATATTGGTGTCTATGCTGCAAAGTATAAGATTGCCTACAATGATGGAATTTTCATTCCTAAGGAGAATCCGTACGTATTCCGGGCAGAATCATATAAAGATGCATTGGATGAGGCGGAAGACTACATGCGTGTGTGGAATGACCATAATGGTTCTACCCTAAGACTCGTATCAGTCGAGAAGCAGACTGCTTCGGAAAGTTAATTTAGCGTTAAAAACGGCAAAGATGATGGTTTATTTTATAAACTTTCAGTATCTTTGCCACTAATAACCAAAATATTAGAATTATGACAGAAGAATTAAGAATCAAGACAAGAGACTGGGAACGACTGTTGAGTCCTGTTCAGCAGGAGAAGTACAAGCTCGCTATCAAGCAGGGCTGGTTCTCGAATTATCACAGTAACGCATGGAGGCATAACACCTTTTACGGAGCTTACATCTGGAAGTATCCAAAGTACATCAAGGTCGTGAGAATGTTCGAAGAACTCATCGGGCGCAAGCCATTGTGGGAAGACATCACTGACGACAATCTCCGTGACCTCTTTGAGAAAATCAAGGAGAACTATGCTCCCAATTCTGCAAAGACCGTATGCGCCACCATCAAGGCGGTGATACGTGAAAATGATGCGACTAAGGAGATTAACAGCCCGACGTTCGGAAAGATACTCAGGACGAAGGCTGTGCCTGTACAGTCCGTCTATCTCTCGGATGAGGAGATAGATAGAATCATCAATTACAATCCGAGGGGACAGACTAGGAGATATGTCCAGCGCATGTTCCTCATGGAATGCCTCTGTGGAGCACGCTACAGCGATTGTCAGAGAATAACTCCTGAGAACATCGATGATACCGGGCATTTCCTTGTGTATGTGGCACAGAAGACCAAGACGGAGGTAAGGGTTCCTCTTCACAAGAAGCTCCGTCCGTTCCTGGTATGCGGCACGGGTGTCGAGCCTCTTCCTGGTGAAATCAGCGAGATGACCTTCAACCGAACTCTTCGTGACATCTGCCGTGATTGCGGAATAGACGAGAACACGAAGGTGTTCCATGCAGGTAGGGAAGAGACCGGAAAGAAGTACCTCTTCATCTCTTCACACACCGGCAGACGTTCGTTCGCCACGAATCTCTCCAAGAAAGGCGTACCGTTGGAGCAGATTGCCGTTATGATGGGGCATACTAGTAACGGTAAGCCTAATATCCAGATGACGCAACGGTACATCGTTGGTAAGACCGAGATTGACAGCAGTACCCTGAGACTGTTCGGTGTATACGATAAGGATCTGGACGATGGTTTAGATGAGGGCCAAGCTAAAACTGGAGATGGCTATTAGCTATCTCCTGCTATTGTTTAACCAATTTAAATAACGAATATGGCAGAAGATAATAAAAAAGAACTCATCAATGAGTGCCAGGAAAAGTATGCCGAGCTTATAAAACAGACGGTCATAAAGGCACTCACAGGCGAGATTTCTACGAACTCCGCTATGGTAAAGGAATTGGAGTCACTGAACTTCCAATACCACGAGGAGATGGACGAGTACGACGATACGGCGCCTGACCTTAACCCGGAGCTCATAGAAAACTTCAGGCAGGCAGAGAATACTGGCAAGAATGTTTCCATTGAAGCACAGGAATACCTTCTTGCCCTCGGCATGTGTGAGAAGATGTTCAACCAGAAGATATGGGTCAACGAAGATGGCCATATATGCGACGAAGACGGTAACAGACTTTCCGCTGATGGTGAGCATCGGGTATTCGATATCATCAAAGGTGGAAAATGATATACATCTAGTTTTCATATACTAGATTTGTTTAAATGGTTGTCCTCTCTTGCCCGTGAGGGTAGGGGAGGATTTTAAAAACGGCCCCGATTAGCCAAAAATAGGGAGCTTCGGCTCCTGCAATTATTAACTTTTTAAAAATAAGAATTATGGCAAATTGGGCATCAACAAGCTATCGTATTGAAGGCAACCAGAAGGACCTTCAGGAGTTAAACGACCTTTGCAAGGCGTTTATGAACAAAGAGCGTCCTGTAATGGAGGAAGGAGCATCTGAGAACTGGGAAGGAAACATTATCCTGGCTCTTGGCGAGGAAATTGGTGACAGCTACATTCGTGGATTCATCCAGTATCTTGAGCTGTCAGATGGTCTCTTGAGCATCGAGGCAGAGGAGGCATGGGGAGCGACAGACTTCAACTTACTTCTCGAAAAGCACTATGATGGCATGAAGGTGTATTTCATAGTGGAAGAGGAAATGTGTGAGGTCTATGCTACAAACGACGCAGAAGGCAAATACTTCAACTGTCGCTCTGTATTGACTTCGTATGTAGACGGAAAATATCACAGAGAAGAGTTTAAGAATAAAAATGAGGCTCTAAAGTATGCAGCGAAACTGCTCGGTCGTGATTCCGTCACAAAGTTAGAAGTTGCAAAGTGGAACGAGGAACGCAAAAATAAAGGCGTTTTTGAATACATAAACATCAATGGATGTGATATTATTGACGAGTAATAATTTAAGCCCTCGACATCACGGTTAAGTCATTTCTATGAAGAAGATTTTATTTATGCTGATGTTTGCACTTGTAACGGCATCATCCTTCGCACAGGAGAAGCATCCTTACTACTGTACCATTAGCGGTACACGCAACCTTGCGAATAAGATCAGATTAGACCTTGAATGGGGCGAGCAGAAGCAGCTTGTAGCCCTTCGTGACGAGAACAATAAGAAGATTGAGTTCAACAACCTCACAGACATTCTCAACTACATGTCAGCGAGAGGATGGCAGTTCGTTACCGAATTGAATTATGACGGACACATACATTACCTTCTGAAGAAGGATGTCTCTTCCCCGGAGGAAGCAAAGCAAGGACTTCGCTTCGATACAGACAAATAGCAATGCGGCTAGCCGCTTATCACTTAACAGATAGGCGGCTATTTTATTAAGATAATCACCGAAAAAACAACGAAAATCACACATTTTTCTTAAACTACGTTAATTGTAAATATTCTGTACTTTAATGAATGACACGAATTACTGTTTTTACTTCAATCGAAACAGCTAGTCAAATCAGCACTTTCGAGAGTTTTGTTTTTACTTTTTACTTGAATGAGCAGATTTTTGACACAAATCAGGCATTTGGAAGGTAAGGATAATCGTCGTATCTTTGCAGTGCTTGTTAGAAGTCACGCGCTAGCAAATAAATAAGTTTTATCTAGAAGTTGATTAGTTCAACTACAATGATATACCCTATCCAAAGTTTGGAGCGTGACCCAGACGGCGGATAGGGTTTTTCTTTACCCTATCTCAAAGTTCCAAGCAAAGACATACGAGGTTCAATCCGTGCAGTCCTCTTCGGAGTTATCGACCGATATATAAAACTGCTCTGTCAGGTAAGTTACATTATGGTTGTGTAAATCCCGCAACGTGTCACCTCACGACGGGTGCCCATATCAGAAATGAGAAAGCCAACCATAACGAGCAAAGCTCTGTGGGTATCAGAAGACTTATGCTGGCTTTACAAGGAGTACGAACTACTATGGTATATTATATATATTGTAGTTGATAAAAATTAAGGTTCGGCTCGCTTGGCTATCCCATATTTCTTATGGGTATAGAGGTGTTATATACATAAACAAAATATTGAGATTATGAACAAGAAACTTAGATTGCTGGTGACTGCAAAGTGTCACAACAAGTGCCCAATGTGCTGCAACAACCAGTTCGACTTCGAGAAGATTCCGGTAGTTGACAGACTGGACTATGACGAGATTAGCATCACCGGTGGAGAGCCGCTACTGCCGGATTGTAACGGAAAGACAATGTGGCTTGCTCACGGAATCAGAAACGTATTCCGTACGCTCGGAATCCCTGCACCAAGACTTTTCCTCTATACGGCATGGGTTGATTACAGAACACTCCGCAATCGCAGCTATGACTTCGACGGAATCTGTCTCACGCTCCACAGCAAGCTCGATGTGGTAAAGTTCGTTGAAATGAACGATGTGATGCTCAGACATAAGAAATACAGATGGAACGACAATGGTTTCAATCCTGACTGCTCCCTCCGTCTCAACCTCTTTGCAGACATGAAGGCTCTTCTCCCTAAGGACATCGACTTGTCGCTCTGGAAGGTGAAGGACATGGAGTGGGTGAAGGATTGCCCGGTTCCAGAGGGTGAGGATTTCAGACGAATCAAGGAGCTGTTTTAGTATATCGTTTTAAAAAAATAGATACAAGGAACAAATTAATAAAGATTGAGAAGAAAGTAAACAAATGAATATCAGACTAAACAATAGGACTGGCCGTCTGGAAATCAGAACCAAGAAGAGAATCATCGCCTTCAGCTGTGATATTCTGAAAGGTTTTTATTACCTAGTCCCAACTGTAAGATTTGACGTCAGTAGGGCATACGGAGAGAAGAGCATCTGGTTCTTATTCCTAGGTGCTTTTGTGTTGATTGATATTTTTGAAATAAAAGACTAAGTATATTTTTTAAATTTTTTAAACATTATGAGTGTAAAAAACATTATTTTGGCATCAGTACTCGCAATAGTAGTACTCGCCGCAGGTTCAGTTATCGGTTGTTATTTCCATTACAACAACCAGGAAATCTCACTTCGCCAACAGTCAGATGCTCAGCGTGGCAAGATTGAGGGGGTTCACGACAAGATGTGGAAGGTTCTTCAGCAGAAGGCACAGGTTACGGATGAGTACAAGTCCGCATTCGAGTCCATCTATCCGAAACTTATCGAGGGCAGATACTCAAAGGGAGACGGCTCTCTTATGAAGTGGATCAAGGAAAGTAATCCTAACTTCGACGTTTCGCTATACAAGGACCTCATGCAGTCCATAGAGATTCAGCGCTCCGAGTTTCAGACATCACAGGAGAGAATGCTCGATATCATCCGTGAACACGAGACGCTCGTGAAGACATATCCGGCAAAATGGTTCATCTCCGATACAAAACCTATCGAATACAAGGTTATCTCCTCATCCAAGACAAAGATGATCATGCAGCTTGGAGAGGATAACGACGTAGACCTGTTCAAGAAGTAACGGCTTATGGAAATATTCATATTCCTAATCCCATTCGTGGTTGCTGCTTTCCTGTTGATTTTCTTCAGGAATCAGACCACCTGGTGGGAATACGCAGTACTCATTGTTCCATCCATCCTCATAGGCATCCTCATGGAGTTCGTGTTCAAGCAGTCCAATGCTGCTGACACGGAGTATCTCGGAAGCTACGTTACAAGAATCCGTCATTACGATGCCTGGAATGAGTACATACACCGCACATGCACAAGGACAGTTGGAAGCGGAAAGAATCAACGTACGGAAACGTATGATTGCTCGTATGTTGACAATCACCCTGAACGTTGGACTTATTTCGATGCTAGAAATAAAGAGGAGTACTTCATGACCGACAACGAGTTTAATGTAGTCAGAAAGATTCTTGGAACCCCTAGCGTGTTCATTGATATGCACAGGGATTACTACACTAAGGATGGTGATGCTCAGGAATGGGCGTGGGATGGCTCCATTGAAAACTCGTACACATTATCTTCCGAGCATGATTACAAGAATAAAGTGAAAGCCTCACGTTCTATTTTCAAGTTTGAGGATATTGATTATCAGCAGGCACGAAAGCTTGGACTGTTTGAGTATCCGGATATCGTTCTTTACGACCAGAATCCTGTTCTAGGACTGAAGATCCCGAAGAATCAGGAGAAGGCAATGAGATGGCTGAACGGATACTATGGCGAGCGGAAGCAGTTTAGGGTGTTCGTCCTGTTCTTTACGAACAAGCCGGAAGAAATCGTTGAAAAGCAGCGCTCATACTGGCAGGGCGGCAACAAGAATGAACTTGTCGTGTGTGTCGGCATCGATAAAAACAAGAATGTAAAGTGGTGCAACGCATTTTCATGGTGTGATAGCCCGGTCGTAGGCGTTAAGAGTAGAGACTGGTTTATGAGCAATCCTGTAAATCTCGAAAAGTACGCCGAGTATATCGGTCCGATTGTAGAAATGGAATGGCACAGAAAGAACTTCGAGGATTTTGACTATCTCACAATTGAACTTACCGACGTACAGTACTGGGCCATCATTATTATCTTGCTTATATTCAATATTGTAATGAGCTCCTGGATTGTAACCAATAATTATAAAAACGATTTGTAGCGTATGAAAGAAAGATTAAAAATGATTTTCGACCGCATCGACATCTTCGTCGTGTGCATTGTCTTCTGGTGTTGCCTAACAATAGCGTGGGTATTCATAGGAACCTGGGGAGGGTTTGTTCTTTTGTTTTTAATGACTTCCCTCATTACCGAAGTCTGCTACACCCTCCGCTGCAACGAGAAGCTTCAAATAGAGCTGATAGAGACAAAGGAGAAGCTGAAGGAGGCGGAACGTAAAATGAATAAGTTTCGAAACGAGTTAATTAAGGCTGATGATAGATACAACTTTTGGATTAACGCAAATCAAAAAGACTACAAACTAGTCCAATTATGTAGGGATTTGTGGCGAGAAAAATGCCATCTGGAGGAGGCGAAAGTTCTCTTGTGCAAGAAAAAGCTGACTACAAAAGGTTTTCTAGAGCAAATAAAGACTCGTGAGGAAGCGATTGCTGATATAGAAAACAAAATCCGCCAAACAAACATCGAATACAACAAATTCCGAAGTCTGCTTTGATTCAATCGCACACCTGAAATGCTTGTCATAAAACAACTTCCCCACGTCATTTACCGATGGCGTGGGGATTTTCATTGTTAACCATTCAGATAGTCGATGACTTTTCGGTTCGCCTCGTCTATCTTCTTATTGTCGAACTGAATATAGAGCGAAGTCGTGTCGCTATCCCACTCACTATGGCCCAGAGCCTTGCCGATAACTTCCTTCGGAATATCAATGCTCGCCGCTATGGTGGCCCAGCTTCTTCTGGCAGTGTACCATATAATATCCTTGTGAAGTGGCTTGATTTCCTTCTTGATCAAGGCTCCACGTTTATTCTTCTTCATCTCGGTAGGTCCGATTCTCTTCAGGTAATCACCTAGTGTTCTCCTGAAGCTTGATTCCTTCGTTCCGTCATCCAGGATACACAGAAGGTGGTCCTTTCCCTTATACTTCTTGATGATTTCCATCGCTTCCGGCTCAACCTTGATGTCGTAGAGTCTGCCGGTCTTGTTGCGCTTGTACTGGATGCGACCTTTCTTGATGCAGTCGGCAGGAAGTTCGAGCAGGTCGGAGAGGTTGATGCCTATCAGATAGAACCCGAGCATGAACAAGTCTCGGTACTTCTCCATGAAAGGCTCTACCGGAAAGTCACGATACTCCCTCATCTCCTCGGCACTCAGATACAGGTACTGTTGACGCTCCGTCTTGATGGAAAACTTACGGAAAGGATATTTGTTGGTAATCTCATTATCTATGGCCCAGTTGAACACCGTACGTATGTTTCTGAGGTCGATGGCTATTCCACCGCTCATGCGGCCTTTCAGAAGCTCATGCGCCTGGAATCTTTCGAGCCAGTCCCTGTCGATGCTGTCGAAGTCGGCATGTTCATCGAAGGATTCAATCCTCTTCCTTGTTCTTAAAAATATCTCCTTGGTGCTATCCTTAGCCTTAGTCTTGATGAACTCATCGATGTAGTAGAGGATATTCTTCTCTACAGATGCAGCCCTTCCGTTGATGATGGCTTTGATTTCGTCCTTCATCCTTGCTGCCGGAAGTTCGCCGTTCATATAGATATATTCCTCCACGGACGCAAACAGCCTTGCAAGCATCGCCGTCTTGGCTCTTGCGTTCGGAACACTCTTCGGGAAGATCATCCCGCTGAACTTGACCGTACTCGTGATTCCGGTATAGACCTGGAATCTCTTTCCGTTGTAACTTATGATGAAGAAAACCTTCAGTGACTTTCCTTCAACGTATGTCTTGATGCTATTCATACTTACTCACAATTTTACTCACAACTCAATTTTACTCACATATTACTCACAAAACTACTCACATTGGCGTACATTATGCACGTTTTTGTACCTATTTTGTGGGTGAAAATGATGGATTTTACTATGTTTTTAATGGTGAAAAATGATGTAAGTGGCTGATTATCAGTATTTGAGCGAGATACGGGAGTCGAACCCGCCTCACAGGCTTGGGAAGACTCTCGTATGTTTTGGCAAATCTCTAGTACTGATAGTGTTTGATGTAATCGCAGGTTGCTTACTCACATATTACTCACAAAAATCGTATTTTACTGCACTTTTGTGAGTACGTACACCATGCCTTGTGTGGTTGTTGCAAACTTCACAAGATCAATTTCTGTTGCTGACATGATATATGCAACATACATTTCACTGCCATTAAAATACACTGAAGCAGAACCAGTATCAACAGTTCCATCCTGCTTGTATGCAGTATTAGCCTTCCAGGTCTTGTAGTCGCCGAACGGGATTGTCATCGGTCTGGCCGCATCTCCGTTGATTACTACAGAGAAATCACCTTCCGCACGGAGAACACCTCCGTCCAAGAACGAAATTATATTTCCCTTCTGAATAGAGTAGTGGTTTGTCGGGATGGGGAAATCCTGAATCTTGCTCAGTTCCCACTTTCCGCTCATAACCTTGCTGGCATCAAACTTCTGTTCCTGTTTCTCATTGTCGTCATCATCGCTACTGCTGCATGATGTGAATGATGCTCCTGCAAGAAGTACCATTGCTACTAATAATACCTTCTTCATAATCGTATATTTTATTATTTAACTTCTTCTAGTCCCGCATTGGTGTTGTTATGTAATGCGGCGCTCCACGTCCACCTGCTTTCTTTGCGGCGCATTGAGGGCAAAGCAACCCATAAGGTGTTATATAACCGAAGCTTCTGCCGTATCCGCATCGGTTACATATAAACTTATGTCGAATCTTCCTGCCTTCGCAAAGCTTGAACCTCGTAGTGTGCGAATTGGCTAACTCATGGCAAGTCTTGGATGACATAGGATATAGCTTTGGTTGAAGTTTTCCCCTTTTCTTATATTTGACTTTTGGGGCTTCGACATTTATTTCTGGTTGTTTTTGGTTTTGGGCCTTCCAACTCTTGTATGCGAATTCCCGAATCATGTCTTCTGTCGCCCAGGGTAACGCTTCTTTCACCTCTTTATATACATCTATATATACTTTCATTATTATAATGCCTTTAATGAGCCAAGCACCTTGAATACCTTAGTAATAGCTGATTTCTTTATCTCCTGGTCCTCGTACTCCTCGTTGATAGCGTGGAGAGTAAAGTGCTCGTCGTCCAAACCCTTGCGGATTATCTTCACTGTTCTGAGGTCGTTAGTTGTCATGATTGCATACACCTCGTTCATTGGCAAGAACTCATTCCAATCAAGAATCTGCTTCAGAGCTATAATGTCTCCGTTACTTATAAGAGGCTTCATGCTGTCACCTGATGTTCGACACCAGAAATCAGTCTTCTCATAACCGGGTACTGATATGTACTTCGTTGGTGTATTAGGAGAGTCGTTGTACATCTCACTAAAGCCCAATGCGAAATCAACGTCATAGAAGGGTTTTGCGTCTTCTCCGTGAACGCATTGAGTGAAAGCCTTATCTATAGCCATATTGATTACGTTTTTGTCGTATCCAACCGAATAGGTTCGCTTTTCACCCTCGCCAGTTTCAAGCCATTCCCTGTTTACGCCTAGGGTATCACAGATTAATTTGATATCTCTAGGCATAACTGGAGATTCTCCTTTCATCTTCTTGCGGAACCCTGACGGATCAATCCCTACCTTCTTAGAGAAAGAATTGGCGTTATCAGCTCCTTCCGACATGAGAACCTTAATTCTCCCGATAATTCCTTCTTTTTCCATAATTAAGTTTTATATATGCAACTAAAAAGCCGCAAAACGTTAATAAATATTTATTATCCCGAAAAATATCGGGATTTCTTTGGAAGTTTCGGGATTTTTCCATACCTTTGCAATCGTCAAACTGGTAAAAACAGAAAGACGAAATGCGGAGGGACTGAGATTTATCCCATTCCAAGCAACTCTACACTGCAAAGATACGGGTTTTTCTTGGTTTCTCCAAATATTTTTAGTTAATATGAGTAAAAACAATAAAGTTTAAGCGATGAAAGCAAGTAAAATACAAGTTAGTGATATCCGAAGTATCGGAGTAGGTGGTTCTATTACCGTCGAGCTTCCTAGTTACCTTGCTTGCGTCTCTGCCAAAAATACGGTCGGCTACGTCAAGAAGGCTTACCCTAGAACTGATGGCTGCACTTACTATTGCAGAATCAATGGTAGCACGATTACAATCGGAGTGGCGGAAGCGGAAAAGGTCAATCGAAGGAAGAGGGTCATTAAGTAGTAAACTTAAAAAAAGTTGAAGTATGGAGGAAATTATAAAAATCGGAAGAACCGATACAATGACATCTCTCGAAATTGCAGAGATAACAGGAAAGCTTCATAAGCATATCATGGAAGCCATTAGAAAAATGGAGGTTGCTTGGGAGAAAATCAACGGGTCGAGATTTAGGCTGGTTGAATATACTGACCAGAAAGGCGAGAAAAGACCTTGCTATCAGTTGACAAAAACAGAATGTCTCTATATTGCGACAAAGTTCAATGACGAGGCGAGAGCAAAGCTTGTTCTTCGTTGGGAAGAGTTAGAGAAGAAGGAGCAGTATCAAGTTCCTCAGTCTTTCGCCGAAGCTCTTATGCTTGCAGCAAAGCAGCAGGAGAAGATAGAACAACAGCAGCTTGCTCTTGAATCAAAGAACGAAGAGATTGTGCAGCTCTCGGCTACAATCACCGAGATGCAGCCAAAGGTTAGTTATGTTGATACAATCCTTTCGAGCAAGGAGACCGTTACAACGACACAGATTGCTCAAGACTACGGTCAATCAGCAAAGGCGTTCAATATCTTGCTGAGAAACTTCGGCGTTCAACGTAAAGTTGGTGGTCAGTGGATTCTCTACGCAAAGTATCTCCCTTGTGGTTACGTTCAGTCAGAAACAGTTTCTATCACTCATCGTGACGGTAGTGCAGGTTCTGTAATGCACACAAAGTGGACTCAGAAAGGAAGACTATTCTTGTATGATGAGTTAAAGAAACATGATATCCTTCCATTAATTGAGAAATAGCCTATGCCTCGCAAGAAAGTTTCAGTGAAGCCTGTCGAAAAGATATGGCTCTCAACAAAAGAGTTCGCCAAGTATATTGGCATGAGCACTGGTTATATACACGACTTGAGAAAGAGCGGTCAGATTCATCATTATATGATAGGTAATACCGCATTCTTCAAGAAGTCTGATGTAGATGAGCTCATTGAAGGACATAAGGTATGCTGATGTCCTTCAAGTTGGTTGAGAAGAATAGAATCGTATTTTATATTTATTTTTGATCTTATTTTCCAAAGGCTCGTGAGAGCGTAATTTGAACTTATAATCATATTATAATGAATCTACAGCGGTAGATATGGGGTGTTTTTAGATATTTTCACCCCAACTGGCTGAGTAGCTCAGTAGGATAGAGCATCGGTTTCCTAAACCGAGGGCCGTGAGTTCGAGCCTCACCTCAGTCGCGCTCTTTTTAGTTCCTTTTGGTAGATTCTCTCTGAAGGCGCAAAGGTAAGTCCACATACCTTGTAAAGTAGGTCGTCCGGGCAGCGACAATCTTGCGTCAGATGAGAGCTCGACAAAGAGGACAGAAGAATAGATCTTTGACTTATTGATGCACAGAAAAGTATGCGTGGAAAAGAAGTAACCGGAGAGCACCGTTGGGCGCCGTGACCCGGTGAAAGGACGCACGACATACGAAAATCCAGTTAGTTCTGCATCAAGTAGGCAGACGAACTACACCGGAACGAAGAATTGTCGGTGCAAGCACTGTTAAAAACGTTGCAGTCTGGTGAGCTGGGAAAGCTCTGAAAATCCAAATTAAGTGAGAATTGCTCATTCATAATAAAAACAAAGAGGAGATTGTTGTAAATGGAAGCACAGCGGCAACTAGATGATACCGTTTCTTATCGCCGTGAGATGGAGGTTCGAGTCCTCTATCTCCTCCAAATAATTATTCTGATTGGTTTAGCGAGATTAGAACATCTTTAAACTCAGGTCCGTGAGGATCAAGTGATTTAGTTCATATAATATATATCCAAATTTTACAGAAATCAATACAAGCAGCTTGTTCGGGAGAATAGGCTGCTACATCGCAGGTTGGAGCAGTTGGATAGCTCGTTGGCCTCATGAGCCAAAGGTCGTCGGTCCAAGTCCGACACCTGCAACGCAATTCATTGCAAATAAGCATTTTGATTATTGTTTTTTATAGGTGAAACATTAGCTATTTTGCATCTTGTCTGTGAAGATAGGATGCAACTACGGGGAGATAGCTCAACGACAGAGCGACGGCATGAAGCTAGAGTACAGACGTTTGACTCGTCACTCTCCGACGACTAGTATAATTCAATTGTATTTTTATAGCGTTAAGCGTTAATTGTTAGTAAGCAATATCCCTGGCGAGGGAAACATTTAAAGGGTTAATATTACTATCGGCATCTGGTCCGTGAGGATCGGGTGCTTTTAAAAAGGTGTTTCATATGTCTACTTAATATAATGTTAATGGAGAGTAGCTCAGTAGCAGAGCGCCGGGGAATGCCCTTGGAGGTCGATGGTGCGAATCCATCCTCTCTTCCTAAAAAGCTCTTTTCATTTTTCCGTAAAGTATATTTAAATTGGTTAACTGGCAGCCCAGTAGCTCAACTGCATAGAGCCGTGGGACATCCGCGAGGTTGGGAGTTGGAGTCTCCCCTGGGCACAAGAAAGTAGGTAAATTTTTATAAGTCTTTTGATTTTTTCTATTAGGTAGAAATAATGTTTTGTGTTCCATATCACTCTTGCTTGGGAAAATAGGAGTGCATAAGCTGCATTAGCTCAGTTGGTCAGAGCAGTAGTCTTTCATTAGGCTAGTCGCAGGTTCGAGTCCTGCATGCAGCACGAGTGTATTTGCCATGCATGTGATTTAAATTTTTAGTGGAACAAAGGGAGCGAGGTTGTTAAGTCATCCTCCTCCCGATTCTTCGTGTAGGCTGTTTTTAATAATGTATTCATAACCACGTGAACCCCCTCTCCTGCCTTGCGTGGTAGGCTAATCGGAGAGGTTTCTATAGATGAAGGCAATAAAGACTATAAGAATCCGCAAGGAGAATATAGGTGATATCCGCAAGCTCGAATGCGTAGAGAACGTTGTCGAGAAGGATGGGGATATCAAAGTCACCCTCAAGCCGGAGCATACTGATGGTAGATTAGAAGCCGTCAAGGATGAATATCTCGTGAAGTGGAAAAGCGGTAAATGGCAGCGCTTCGGCGAGACGGCAATCAACAATCTCTACAAGAATCCAGGAAAGGAGGCTGGTTCAACATGGGAGGACGAGTAGGTTCGAAGAAGTATTACGCTCCTGACGGGAACGAATACGATTCAAGGGAAGAGTATCTGTATTTACAGAAAATCTTGGATGATCCTAATATAAGCTGTATTCATAGGCAAGTGACCATCACGGCAATCAATCCGGTATGGATGCTGAAGCCAAAACAGCTTAAGACAAAGGTCAAGTACGAGAGAAGGTCATTGCTTTACGGGCATAACTATACCGCCGACTTCGTTTACCGGGAATGCGATAAGATTGTGATATGCGATGTCAAGAGCCTCTACACATCAAAGCTCAGAGAGTTCTCGATAACTACAAAGGCTGTTGTGGCAAGACTTATCGCTCACAATAGGAAACGTCATAACGGCGAGTCTGTTGTGATATTCCGTAAGGCTATCAAGATAAAGAAAAATGAGTGGAAAATCGTTGATTATCCACCGTCCGACTGCTATATAATATAATAAGGTGTAAAATCTAAAAGATATGTGTATAATTTTCATTAGTTTACTAACCACAGTAGTTATGTTTGCTGCTGTATCATTCGTAGCACATCTTTTTGGTTGGGACCAGGAAGACTAGTAGTTTAATCTAAATATTTTAAATTATGAACAAAGACAAGATTTTAGTCAGTGTAGTAATTGACAAGCAGGCTCTTATTGACAGAGCATTCGACATCTCGAAGACTCCTTCTGAGTTCAATGAGCTTAAGAAGGTTATCGACGGCAAAAACCAGTTTACTCGTGATGTCGACGAGATTGATCATGAAGGCAAGAAGGAGAATAATACGAACCTCTTCGCCAACATCGCATTGGACATCATTCTCAGTGATTGTCCGGAACTGGCAATCACCAAGCGCCTCAAATCGCTTGAGGACAAGAAGAACTCTTTCATCGCTAAGATGAAGAAGCTCGATGAGCTCCAGGAGAAAGTTAAAAACGGAGTGATGCCTGGCGTTGAAGGTCTCCGTGAGTTGTTGAAAGTAATAGAGGAGGGCGAGTAATGGGCGTAGTATCAAAGTACGGAAACCTGTATGATGTCAAGAAGAACATCATCTGCCACGCTCCTGTCACTTCTTCACATTTCGGAAGACTTCTGAAGAAGGATAACGTGCTTCCTATAATGAATGGCGTAACAACACCTAAGTTGTTCGGAATCCATGCGGACAAGAAATTTAAGCGTGGACGCTGGTGCCGAGTATTAACACATTAATTCATATAACAATGGCAAAAGAAAAAGCAACTATTGCAGCAACCCTCGGTCACGAGTATGAGGACCTGGAGGAGCGTGAGGATTTCCTCGCCAACAACGCTGATTCTGTTGAGAAGATGGAGTTCGTTAAGCGATTCAACTCTGATGAGCTGATGAAGAAGAAGGATCTGTTCGCTCTTCAGTCTGCACGCGCATCTGACATCGAGGAGGAAATCAAGGATTTCCGTGAGCAGAAAAAGGCAGAACTTAAGCCTATCAAGGAAGAGATTTCTTCTCTCCTTAAGGAAATCAAACAGAAGGGTAGCATGGTTAACGAGAAGGTTTACAAGTTTGTTGACCGTGAAGCAAAGATGACAGCCTTCTATGACAAGGAGGGCAATCTTGTTTCTTCCCGTCCGGCAACACGTGACGAACTCCCTAAGAATATGTATTCAATCCTCCGTGATAAGCAGGCTATGTAGTCTGCTTTCACATAGTTTCTAAATTCTAAAATATTTTGTAAAATGGACAATGAAAAATTGCAGATAAACCTCGCTCCTGGACAGGAGCATGCGGAGCTTGTTATCCGTGAGGTTGGTAATGAGAACCCTTATAAGCTTCCTATCAAGGAACCTCTTAACCTTCAGGTGAACGGCGTCATTACCTGTATCTATGCTTTCCTCGAAAAGCGTTGGGGTACAGAGCAGATTGACAAGGAACATACGCATATCCTGGTTGATCGAGAGAATCTTGTCGTTACTCTTGTAACAAACGAGAACGATGAGCGAACTACGCAGACTATCGTAGGCTCTATTCAGCTGTCTCGTCAGCTTACGGGATTCCATATCAACGATGGAAAGTTGTGGAAGCCGGTACAACTTGGTGACTTCTTCCGTCTCAACCGTTCTTACTTCGAGACAAAGGAGAAGAACATGGAGCTCGTAAATCTCCTCAAGAGCTTTTCAGCAAAGGTTCAGACAACAATCAAGAAGGAATTCAGCGATAATGGCTCTGTAACTGACAACTACGAGAAGGCTGTAGACTCTAACCTTCCTCCATCGTTCGAAATCAACGTTCCAATCTTCAAGGGCGCCGAGCCTGAGAAGCTTTCAATCGAGACTATCGCTCACGTTGAAGGCAATATGGCATTGCTGACGCTTATCTCTGCTGATGCAGAATGTATCATCGAGGAGTCTCGTGACAGAATCATCAATGCGGAGCTCGACAAGATTCGTAAGCTCTGCCCTGAGATTCCTATTATGGAAGTATAATGAGTAGAATTAACAAAATCATCGCATCTATGCCGCCGGGTGAAGCTGCTGCCGTGATCCATCTGAGAGAGGTTCACGCCTGTCTGATGGATCTCGACACAAATCGTGCTAGAACTCTGGCGGCTAGAGCTGTCTACCTCGACTATCTTGAAGGCGAGGGAAGAAAGCTCGGTAAGAATCCGCGGCACTATGAAAGAGTCACCTCTAAAGGTGAAAAGGTGACCGTGGAAACTTACTTCAGTTATATCAATAGAGTACATTAATTTTTAATTCTATACAAATGGATATAGAGCAGTTAAACAAAACGCCTCATAATCAGATTTGCGATTTGGCAAGAGACAGATTCATCGAGGTGTACAATCAGAAGTTCGGAGAGGGTGGAGAAGTATTCTTTGAAGAGCAGAAGGCGTTCTTCAACGAAGAACTTCTCAATGGTCCATTCAAGGGCTATCTTGAAAAGGCTCCGTCATTGAATGTTCACGATGCCTTCATGAACTTGGCAATTAACGGATTGTCTCTCGAAAAGGGAACTACGACACTCTGCTACCTCATGGGCTACAGTAACTACGATAAGAATACCAGACAAACGAATTATACGGCCAAGATCACCTATACTGGATATGGCGAGATTCTTCTTCGCCAGCGAGCCGGTCAGATTGTTCGTTGTGACAATCCTGTCGTAGTTTACAATTGTGACGATTTTCGTTTCGGTGAACGAGACGGTCATAAGTACGTTGATTACGCAAAGACTTATCCTCGACCTGAAAATTCATACATCGTTGCTTGTTATGTGAAGATTATCCTTCCGAACAATGCCTACGATTACTTCGTTCTTGACCGCGAAGGTATCGACCGTCTCCGTATGTATTCGGAGAAGTTCGGAGGTAAAGACCACAAAGCCAACGCTCTTTACGGCGGAAACTATGTCGGGAACGATGGTAGAACGTATTTCAGAGATATCGACACAGGCTTCCTTATCTCGAAGACATGCAAGCATGCGTTCAAGGGCTATCCTAAGCTGAAGGTTGGTCTGGGCGCTCTTTTGCAGGCCGACATCGATATGCAGACTCAGCAGAAACCGTCTCAGGAAGCCTTTGGCGCCGGAGATACCGCACCTGAAGACAAAGGTGTCAAGGTAAATGTTGATAGTGATTCACCATTTTAAAATTGTTATACATGGCAGAAATTACCGAATTACAGTTGGTGCAGCAGCAGACTAATAATGTCACAAGACAGATTGCGACGCTTAAGTATGACACCGAAAAAGCCGTACAGGCAAACAAGAAATCGTACGAAGCGTGCGTGCAGGCCGGTCAGTCGCTGCTTAATGATATCGAGGCTTCCGGAATGAACGATGCTCTCGACGAGCAGGCTGCTGAATACGTGAAGAGAGCAAAGCTGACCGAAAAGTCAATGACGGAGAACCGAAAGGGAGTCACCCAGGTGTTCGATATCGTTCGCAAGGGTTTCACCATGATGGAGAACCTTATCTCGGTCAAGAATACGGACTCCGTTGTCTATAAGATTCAGGAGAAGCGCAACGAGTATGCGGCATACAAGCTTGAACAGCAGCGTAAGGCTGAGCAGGAACGCCTGCGTCAGGAGCGTATTAAGGAGGCCAAGATCAAGCTGAAGACTGATACGATTGATATCTTGAACAATCTCCTTACAGAGTCTTCTTCATCCGCTATCAATTCTCTCAATGATACGTTCACCCTTCTTACTCTTGACAACAAGGATGAGGTCAAGAAGCGTATCACCGAGTTCTCCGATGTTCTTGATCTAGGACATCTCTTTGTCGCAAACAAACCTTCCTATTCTTCTGAGGTTGATGAGAATGATGCCAAGGAGATTATGAATGGAGCCTACAAGGAGATTTCCGCTTCTCTTCTTGCATCTTATAAGCAGACTGTCAATGCCACACGTGATGAGCTTCTTATGAAGTTTGATTCCAAGGTTTCAGAGCTTCTTGAAATCAAGAAGGCTGAGGAAGAGCGCAAGCGTAAGGAAGAGGAAGCTCGCAAGGCTGAAGAGGAGCGTAAGCGCAAAGAGGAGGAAGCACGTAAGGCTGCCGAGGAAGAGCGCAAGAAGCAGGAGGAGATTCAGCGTATCAAGGACGAGGAGGAGCGCAAGCGCAAGGAGGCAGAGCGGAAAGCTGCCGAGGCTGAACGCAAGGCAAAGGAAGCCGAGCTGAAGGCTGCTGAGGAAGAGTGCAAACGTAAGGAAGCAGAAGCTGCCGCTGCTGAGGCTGAACGCAAGGCAAAGGAAGAGGCTATCCGCAAGGCCGACGAAGCTGCGAAAGAAGAGCAGCAGAGAAAGCTTGCGGCTGAGCAGGAGAAGCGTGATGCAGAGAATGCAGCCCAGCACGCTACTGCACAGGCTCAGTCGCTCTTTGCCCAGACTTCCGTTGGAGAAACCGGTAAGCAGAAAATCAAGGTAACAAAACGCCTTGTGGTTACCGACAAGAATGCCTGGCTCGACATCATCCAGCAGTGGTGGACGATTGAAGGCTCCAAGATGTCTCCAGACAAGCTTGCTTCCAGATTAGAGTTCATGCGCAAGGCGTGTGAGAAACACGCAAACAGCGAAGAAGAGTATATCGTTTCTCCTTATATTAAATATGAGGATGAGGTAACGGCTAAGTAATATGGCAGAACAACCGTTTGACCCTTATTATTCTCGTGGTGAGGTCTCCAATTCGGACCTCACTGCGTTGAAGTTTGCCCTGAACCCGCAGCTCAACTTCGTAAAGGAAGAGGACAAGAGAAAGGCTTTCCATCTCGGTACTCTCGTTGACGCTCTCGTTACCGAACCGGAAAAGTGCAATCATTACGCCATGACGGTTGATGACGAGAAATATACGGAGAAGGATTGGAAATGGGGTCTAGACAGGCTTGCTGTTCTGAAGAAACAGGCAACGAAGGATAGGTTCCTTGATTTCGTCCTGAAGAATGCGGTCGGTCAGAAAACATTCATCAATCCGCACATGAAGATGGAATACCAGGGCTTCGAGTTCGAGCTTCCGGTACGCTGCAAGTTCGACTGGTGGCTCGGTGAGTTCGGCGGTGATTTGAAGACCACCGCAGCTACGTCACAGGAGCAATTTGAGGCTCAGATCGATTTCGTCGATTGGGATAGAAGCCGTGCATGGTACATGGACCTTACGCACAGTATAGACCCAAGATACGGAAACATGGACTTTATCTTTGCGGTCTCCAAGACCAAGAAGAAAGTATTCTATAAGAAGATTGAACGTGGTGACGAGTTGTATTTGCGTGGTAGGGAGAAGGCTCTTGAATGGGCTTTCCGCATGTGGTGTTTATTATAATTTATTATTATGTCAGATAAACCGAAATTATACGATTATCAAGAAGAAGGTGTGCGCATGGAGCTTGCCATGAAGCGCTGTATCAATGGCGATGACATGGGAACCGGTAAGACGGTTCAGTCTATCGTCGCCATTGAGCGTGCAAAGGCAACCCCCTGCCTTGTTGTTTGCCCTGCCGCACTAAAGGTTAATTGGGAACGAGAGATAAAGAAGTTTACGAACCTCCGGCCTCTCATTCTTACCGATTCCGTCAATGCGACATACGGATACCATCTTACTAAGATGAACCTGTATGATGTAGTGATATGCAATTACGAGTCGCTTGCAAAATACTTCGTCGTAAGCCTCGGTCCGAAACCGTTACGGCTGAAAAACTTCCTGTTCCGTGATGAACTGAAGATTATCAAGTCTGTGATTATCGACGAGTCTGCAAGAGTCAAGGATCCATCAACAAGGCAGTCTAAAATTATCATGGGACTGTGCCAGGGTAAGGAGTATATCTATGAGCTTACAGGTACACCCGTTGTCAATCACGCAACAGACCTGGCCTGCCAGCTTGCTATCCTCGGTCGTCTGAACGACGAGTTCGGAGGGTTTGGCGAGTTCTGTAACAGGTATGGTGAGAACGAGAATCTTGAAGAGCTTAACCGGAAGATACACGAAACATGTTACTTCCGCAGAGAGAAGAAAGATGTCCTCAAGGATTTGCCGGATCTGACCAGGACAACCATCAGTGTTGCCCTCGACCCGGAAACGCAGGAAGAGTACGATACCTGTCAGAAAGACCTGCTCACGTTCCTTCTCGAATACAAGAGCTGCTCCGAGGAAGAGGCTAGAAAAAAGCTGAGAATGAAGGCTCTTGTCAGATTTATGAACCTTCGCTCGATATCCGGGCGAGGGAAGATGAAGGCGACGATAGAGTTTCTTCATGATACCGAAGAGCAGATAATCGTGTTTGCCGAGCATCGTGATGTCGTTAGTGCAATCAAGAAAGAGTTCCCTGATGAGGTTTGCACCGTAACCGGTTCCGATAGCCAGCAGCAGAAGCAGTGGGCTATTGATTCTTTTCAGGCCAGGAAAAAGAGAATCATCATCTGTTCCATCAAGGCAGCCGGCGTAGGCCTTACGCTTACGGCTTCTTCCAATGTGGTGTTCGTCGAGCTCCCATGGACGATGGCTGACTTATCGCAGTGCGAATGCCGTGCCTATCGTAACGGTCAGAAGAATGCGGTTACATCGTGGATTCTCATGGGTGCAAATACCATCGACGGCTATCTTTATAGCTTGATTATGCAGAAAGGATCAATAGCATCGAAGGTTACGGGCGAACAGGACTCCGCTATCAAGGATGCAGCTTATTTTGACGAGCTGGCCGATTTGGTTTTACAAAATTCTTTAAATAAAAAATAATGGAAATTCAAGGAAAAGTTATTGCCGTTTTGCCTGAAAGAAGCGGCGTTTCTGCAAGAGGTGAGTGGAAGTCTCAGACTTATGTAATAGAAACACAAGAGCAATATCCTAAGAAGATGGCTTTTGATGTTTTTGGAGCGGATAGAATTGCTAGTTTTGGTATTCAGCTCGGTGAGGTTATTAACGTTAGCTTTGATATTGATGCACATGAATATCAGGGCAGATATTTTAATCAGATTCGTGCTTGGAACGTTGTTCATCAAGCGCAGCAAGCTCCTGTACAAGGTGGCCAGTCTAGCGCACAAGCAGCACAACAAGCTATGGCAAGTTCTGCTAATGCTGCTGGCGTGGCAAACCCGACGAATCAGCAAAATCTGTTTCCACCTGAACAGCAGCAAGCACAGCAACGAGGGAACTCTGATGACCTTCCCTTCTAGTGTAGAATTAATCAAACGAGCATTCAACGCTTATGTGGTTCAACCTGAAAAATGTGTTTGAACTTGAAACGTTTAGAACAAAAGTAGCCGAGTTGGAGAACAAAGGCGCGATGGTAGAGCTGAAAGAGAAACGTGGACGTTCTTTGAATCAGAATGCCTATCTTCATTTGCTCCTATCTGCATTCGGTCTCCAATACGGCTACACTCTAGACGAAGTTAAGACGCATTTCTATAAGCTGGTAGTGAACAAAGATATATTCCTCAGAGAAGGGATTGATAAATTAACAGGAGAATGCTATAAGTATCTCCGTTCTTCTGCTGACCTTACGAAAGACGAAATGAGCAAATCAATTTCTGATTTCAAATCGTGGGCAAAAGAGGAAGCTGGATTTGATTTTCCTGGTTCTGATGAATATATCGCACTACTTCATATTCAACATGATATAGAAAGACAACAAAATTACATTCAATAGCTTATGATGTTACCAACTAACATACGTCAGAAGTCTAGTGAATTGTTCCCTAATGACGCAGAGAAACAGAAAATATTTCTTATGGGTGCTGCATTCTCGTTAGGAAACGATTTGTCGGATTTCGAGATTACTACAGAGCAGAAGCAAGAAGAATGTTACCCTTGCAGAGAAGCTCTTGATATATGGCTTGCATACAAGAAAGAGAAGCATCAGACTTACAAGCCTCGTGGACTCGCAGCTCTCAAAAAGAAGCTTCTACAGTTATCAAACGGAGATCCCGAATACGCAAAGGTTATTGTTGAGCATTCTATGGGCAACAACTATACAGGGTTGTTCGCTCCTAAAAACAGTGGTGTAAACAGTTATGAACAACAGCAACGAACTTTCAACAAAATTAATGCAATCCTTGCCGGATGAGTGTAAGAAGGCGATTGCAAGGTATGGTGAGCAATATGCTCAATTCTTGAATAAATATCCTACTCTGCAAAATCGCACGGATGCAATTACTTCCGTTTACGATTCTGTAGCTAGAGGCGGTATGTCGTTTGTTAGTATTGACAAGTACTTCAAAGAGGGCGCAAGCGAGTTTTGGATTAGGATAATGCTCATCGACTTGTTTATGGTTATAGGAGCTATTGATGCAACTACTGTTTACCAGTTCAATGCTATGACTCAACGTATCAGACAAGAATACTACCACCTTACGCCTAGTGAGCTTACTAGATTCTTCTATGAGTTTTCTATGGGTGAGTATGGAGAAATCTATGTAGGAAAGACAGTGAATCCTCAAAAACTTTTTATTGCTCTCGAAAAATACATGTGTAAGCTTTATGAAAAGAGAGCTGAAATTGATTCTCAGAAGTTAGCCGAGAAACAGAAAAAAGAATACGAGGAATCAAAAAAGAATGCAATATCCTACGAAGAACATTGTCGCTTAAAGGGTGTTGATATAGAAAAGTCACCTCTTGAAAAGCTAAAGCAAAAGCTTGAAAAAGAATCAAAACGAGACCAAAATGGCAGACGTAAGTAAAATGGCAGAGGAATGGCTCAGTGAGCATCCTGACGCATCCAAGAAAGAAATATGGATGGCCGGTTATTGGAAATCTACCGATAACTGGTGTAACCGAACCAAGTAAATTTTAGAATTATGACACAGAAAGAACGTATCGAGAACGCTACCACAAAGCAGGCGGTTGTGTTCATCTGGATCTACTCCTGGGTTATTGTGAGAAATCTAGGAAGAGCAATCAATAAGGCAGTTCACAAGCTGCCTTGGTTGTTCATCGTGATAACGGTAGTAATCTCATTCATCGTTAGCTTCATCTTTATCTCTAAGGCTAGAGCAGAACGAGATAGCTACAATCAGAAGCTAGTACACGCAACACAGCTGCTTGATAGCTATATGGCTGCATACGGAAACATTAAATCAAAGTAATATGAAGAGATACAAACATACGATAGTGATGATCCTGCTAGTTATTGCAGCATTCATCGCAGGTTACGGATTCATCTGCTTTATGGTTGAACACGTTTTCCTTTCGCTCCTGATGGCCTTCTGTATCAGTTGCGCATTGGCAGTAGAGAGGGAGGTGTAGTATGCAGACAGGATGGAACCCGAATTTCTCCAGACCGGTGTTGGCTAGAATTCCGGTCAAAGTACCAACCGAAGAGCAGGTGAATCGCTTCTATATGCTCTTCTATTCTATGGTCGGTGGTTTTGCCACAATCGTTCAGACCCAGATTACAGACACATACAACCTCATCAAGGAGGACAAGAAGATCTTCCGCTTCGAGGCTAAGAAGAGAATCACGGAAGCAAAGGAGTGCTCTGACGAACTCATCGATGCCTTCATGCACTATATGAAGGAATGCGGAATGTCTCAGCTTTGGCTTGACATGACAGACAGTATTGAGGATGACTTGAAGCTGGACGTACAGAAATGCTTCTATGCCATCGATAATCAGTTCCTCAAGCATCACGTCAAAGAGCATAAGATGTACACGATGCTCCTGATGTCGGAACTGATGAGCAGTATGCTTGTAAGCTCGGTAGAACGCTTTTCCGAGATGATGGATAAGTACAACGGTATTCATGCCGTCAACATCGCAGAACGCTTCACGAACCCTATTCGAGGAGTTTATGCTCGTATGCGCAATGCTATGGAGATTCTCTACCCTGTCAAGGTAGATGATGAGGTATTCTCTGAATGCCCGGATAAGTTCAACCTCGGCTTCGAGATTATCGGTCAGAAGGTACTCGACTGGAAACGTGCCGAGAACGCCCTAGCAAATGCCTGTATCCTCAACGGCTTCAACCTTAATACTGATGGTGAGTTCCTGGAGAACGAGCAGGATAACACCGGCACTCCTTGGAATGAGACTCAGACGAGAGCTCTATCCATCGCTTACCCGAACACTTCAAACAAGAAGATTGCCAGGATCCTCGGCAGAAGTGTTTATGAGGTCACCAAGCAAGCTAAGAAACTCGGATTGAAGAAATCTGAGGAATATCTTAGAGAAACTAGAATAGCTAACTTAAAATGCAAGAAAAATGGAAAATAAATATAACGAGGAGGTGTAACTATGGAAGATTTGCCTATAGGCTCAGAAATCGTATTGAAGGTGGTTGAAAGCGAGAAAGAAGAATGTAATGGCTGTTTCTTTGATGAGATAAGTTGTAACATTTATGAAAATGTCTGCGGTGATTTTAATTGTAGCGCAAGCACTAGAAAAGACGGAAAGGCTGTTCAATTTAAAAGAGTGAAGTGATATGGCTACAGCAAATTTTGAAATTGGGAATAAAGAATTTGAGGTACGTTTCATACCTGAATCAGGTTATCCTCCAACAAAGAATGAACGTGGTTCTTCATTGGTTGAGTATGATGTAACGACATACAAAGATAATCAGCCAATGATGAAGAAGTTCAATCAGAAGAAACGAGTTTATTTTGACCTTGAAGGCAATGTTTACAAGGATAAGCATAGCAACAAGGTGTGGTTTAATCTTGATTACGAAAGGAGGCAATCATGATTAAGGAAGTAAAAATGTACTCTGTCGTATGTGACAGATGCGGAAAGTCATTCATTGATGAGTTTAATGGCATTGCAGCTTGGTTAGACGAAGGAACTGCCAAAGAGCAAGCAATGGAATCCGAATGGGCAGAGATAGGCGATAAGCACTACTGCCCAGACTGCTATGAGTTTGACGATGAGTTAGATGAGTATGTTCCTAAAAAGAAAGGAGTAAGAAAATGAAACAGAAATTATTAAATATCAAGCACAAGTTAATCGCTTTATGGTGGTTCTTAACGAGAAAGAACTACTATCTTCTGTCATACAATGGCAGAGAAAGTGGATTTTTGGAAAGCGGTAATGTTGTGATTCCCGAGTTCGTCGAATGGGTAAGAAAAAAGCATGGTGTGCCTACCAACCATGAAATAATCATGGAGTTGAAGAATATTGGTAACCTCTGTAGAAGTACAGATATTCTTGCATATAATGAGATTAAGACATTGATTGAGAAACTTGAAAAGTAAAGCGTATGTTGTACGAAGCAAAAGGAAAGGCTTACGAATACATTAAAGGTGTTCTAGATGCTGAAGAAAAAGAGTATCAAGCCTACATGAAGAGAGTAGAAGAAGCCGTAGGCTTCAAATTTGAAAAATATCAGGGCTATCAGCCTAACAGTACTCTCACAAGAGTGTACGAGATTACTGCTATATGGGTTCCTTCTGAGCGTTACGATACGCTAGATAAGAAGGTGTGGAAGAAGATAGACGGTGTAAAATTGGAGGATGGTTACTATGTAGCTATTACGCCTAATAAGCGATATAAGCAAGGCAAGGTAATAGCCTCCGTTCTTCTCTCCTATAAATCCGTTGCTAACCATTTCGAGGTAATGGAGAAACTGAATATAGAAGTCTCTCTAGCTAGACGTTTCTCTACTACTCAGCTCCTTCGTCACAAAGACCGTATTTTCGTTTACTTTGATAACAGCATCCGAGCCGAGAAGCAAAATCAAGACTTCGTGGAAATCACGATAGGTGAATATGAGGATTTCGTTAATAAAAAGGACTAAGCTATGGATAAGTTAGAATACATTCCAAGAGATTTGGTCTCTGTATATGTAGGTGTAAAGAAATATATCGTTGAGGTAATTGGTACGGAAAACGAAAATAAAGCACTCTTATATCAAATCAAGTTCCCAAACAGAGAAATTCAATATGCTGATAAGGATAATATTGTTCCGATTCCTCTCACTCCAGAGATTCTAGAGAAGAACGGGTGGAAACGAAATGGTGGACAATATTCTTTTACCTTTAAACCTTATGTTGGAGATAAGGTAGAATACATAGGCTTCTTTATTGAAATGTTTAAGGATGTGCATGATATGCTAAAACACAGATATTTTCAGATAACTCACGAGAATAAAGTTATCTGTGGTTGCTTTTATGTGCATGAAATCCAGCATCTTCTCTTCGGTCTAGGACTTAAACACGAAATGGAGGTGTAGGTATGGCATTAGAAGTTGTAGTTTTAGATAAGGATGAATATAAGGCACTTATTGATAATCAAGCTGACGAAGATGAATTTGAGTATTTGAAAGCTTGTCAATATGCTTTAGAAAGTTTTAATACAGTCAGAGGTTTATGCCCTAAGTGTAAAAAGTCCGTTATAATTGACGGGTTTGTTTGTCCTTATTGTGGGTATGATTCATTTGGTGAAGAATTATATAAATATGGTGATTAACAGCCTTCGGGCAATAAATATAAGTAATATGACAGAAATAGAATTATACAACAAATTACAGAATGTAGAAGGTCGTTTAAAGATAATGGATTCACAAATATCAGAGCTTCGCAAAAAGCAGAATGGTATAATGAACGACTTTCTTAGTTTGTTACCTTTTCAAGAAGGTGACAAGGTGAAAGATAAAAATGGCAATATCTTTATCATAGAACGTCTAAAAAGTGCCATGTCTCTTGGCAAGAATGAAATCAAGGTTCATTTTTTTATCCGAAAAATAAAGAAAAACGGAGAACCTTACAAAGACGTAAACCAAGCTTGGGGAATTGATTATTTTTCCCTTGAGAAAGTAGTAGAGTAACTAACCATCCGCAAGGATTTAAATATAAGTAACATGTTAAAAGCTATGTTAAGTCAGCCAATAGTTGGAAAGACAGACGAAGAAATCGTAAGCTGGCTGAATCAGCACATTTTTTTTGAAAGTGGATACGATATTACTGAAGGACCATTCCCATTACCAGCAACTATTGGTGAGGGGTTTAGGTTTCAATCATTAGATTTTTTAAATAAAAATGTGGTTGACTATGTTACAAAAGCTAACCGTAAAAATGATAAGCGTGTGTTAAGTTTTAGGATTTCAACTTTTATCGGGTTATGTGGAGGAGCCTGTCATTATTTCTGTAAGGCATATTCGGCAATTTACAACACAGATGTCAATAATCCATCACATTATATTAGTGGATATATTACAGATGTAGATGGCAAGGCAATAGATATTCCAAGTGAATCTTGTTCCCTTGCATTTGATATTGGCGTTCCTTTGACGGAGGACATGATACAAAGAGATATGGGACATTATGGACTCTCAAAAGTTGGTGATTGTGGCACAGCGTTACGTTTCAAAGATGACTTTTATGAAGTCATTGAAAAGTTAAAAGAAGTGTTTGATATGGAACAATGGAGTTTTGAAATAATAACATTATAGTCAGAGGAGGATTGATTATGAACAGACATCAAGCTAAAGAATTTTATCCTATTCTGCAAGCTTATGCTGAAGGAAAGGTAATTGAGAGTAGGACAAAACCGAGTACCGTAAAAGGTACAGATGTTCCGAATGATTGGACGGAAATGAAAGAGATTGAGTTTTGGAATAATACAGAGTATCGCATCAAGCCAGAATCAAAGTACCGTCCTTTCAAGGATACAAAAGAGTGCTGGCAAGAAATGCAAAAGCATCAGCCATTCGGGTGGATAATAGGAAAGGAAGATGAGCATCATTCCTTAATTACTTCTATTATCGCTGACGAAGAAGAAGTTGATATAAATGGTATCAGTGGATTCGTTTTAGATGAAATCATGGAACATTACACCTTTGTCGACGGACTTCCGTTTGGCGTAAAAGTGGAGGAATAGTTATGGCATGGGTAGCAAAAGATTATATCGGAGAATGGATATTCAACTGCAAGCCTGATATGTGGGCTGGTGATTGTATCGAACATAATTATTGGTTACCACAAGATAGATATGGAGCTTATGGTTTTCAACTTCCACAAGGTAGCATTAAAAAACTCATCGGAAGAGAACTTACTTCGGAGGATGAGCCAGTAGAACTTAAAGAAAAATAGTTATGCTTACATCAGACGAATTATACAAGATGAAACATTGCATTGGCTTAGATTGGAAGAAACCAAAAAGAGGTGTTTATGAAGCCTTTCGCAATGGAGTGATGTATTATGATGAGCCAGATACCTTATGGGATTCCTTATGGTCAAAAGGATATGCTAAAAGAAGCATTCAGCCTTATGGTATGGGGGCTTCTCGTGATATATATTATTATAGTGTAAACGAAGATGGGTTAAAAGAAATGGAAAAGTACTTAGGTATCAAAATTAAAATTTTAAGATAGCTTATGAAAGTAGAAAACATCAAGTTCAAGGCTAAACGTCTTGACAACGGAGAATGGGTTGAAGGAGACTTAGTGCATAGTATAACTCCTATTCGTATATGTTCTCCAAATAGTGTATTTACAGATATACCTGTAGTGCACAGAGTTGACCCTTCTACTGTCTGTCAGTTTACAGGGCTGAAAGACTGTGAGGGCAATGAGATTTGGGAAGGAGATGCTCTTCTTAATACAAATTCGGGCAGTCAATATACTGTAATGTATTCTGATTACGGTGGTGCATTCTTTATTCGTAAGAAAGGAACAGTGAATGACGACATGTATCTGTTTGAACTCTCCGATGTAGACAAATGTATCGCGTTCCTTGAAGTTATTGGTAATAAATTCGATAAGTAGCGTATGAGAATACAAACCGCATTGAATGATATGCTCAAAAAGCATAGTTCGCATCACACATTTATCCCAAATCGGATACATGATTGTGCGGAATGGGAAAATGATGATATTCTTATTGAAAAGGTTGAACAGAAAAATAAATAGCGTATGAAGCTTAAAAAGATAGAAGAAATGAAGAAGGAAACATTTGACTTCTCGGAGGCTTTGAGAAGAATGAAGGAAGGAAAGAAAGTTAGAAGGGTAATTTGGGAAGAATGTGGAGCTTATATCCATATTGTCTCTGAGACTATTGTGGCTGTATGTGATGGCAAATTCTTTCCTTGTGTTTTCAAAGATTCTGATGATATTCTCGCAAATGACTGGGAGGAGGTGGAAGGATGAAGATTAGATTAGCAAAGAAGATAATGAAGCCAAGCTTTCGCAATGGAAAGATAGGCTATTGGCATAGTCGATACGATTTGTATTGTATGGGGTTTGATGGTTGCAAAGACCACCGCATCACAAAAGCCATGAGTTTAGTTGAATATTGGAATGCTCGTAGGTGCAGAAACGAGGCGGCAAAGTTTAATAAAAAGAATCCGTTCCGTCCGAGAGACCTTCGCCGTAGTGCAGAAAGATTAAAACAGTATAACGTATGAAAGAAGAAAAATGTTGTGGCAACTGCCATTGGTTTGACAACGAAGACGTTTACGGCGTAGGATGGTGCAGAAATAACGAACACGAATCATCTTGCGGCCAAGTATGTGACGAACATGAATTTTAAACTTTAAATATTAAAATGGAAAAGATTTTTAGACATTTCAAAGGAGGTTATTACAGATTTATCACTGAGGTTACAAATAGTGAAACTCAGGAGAAAGAAGTTGTTTATCAGGCTCTCTATGGGGGGCACAAGGTTTGGAATCGTCCTGCTGGTATGTTCTACGGAAAGGTGAACGTTGATGGCGTGGAGATTGATAGATTCACCGAGGTTGTTGGCGTGCCAGTCTTGTTTAAAAAGACAAACGAGAACGCTATCATGCCAACGAAGGCGCACAATGATGATTTCTGCTACGACTGCTATGCGGTTTCTGAAGAAGAGATTGCACCTAACGTGTGGAAGTACGGTCTCGGATTTGCGCTACAGATTGAAAACCGAAACAAGCCTGCTGACATTTCAAGATGCTTTACGTTCCGTCCTCGTTCTTCCGTATGGAAAACTGGTATGACTCTCAGTAACTGTGAAGGCACTGTCGATGACCCATATACTGGAGAGATTTCTGCCGTATTCTATCACTTGTTTCCAAATATGCCAAGATACAAGGTTGGTGATAAAATCGTGCAATTCCACCTAGAAACAAGTGACAACATCATGCTTATCGAGACGGATGAGTTAAACAAAACAGAGCGCGGCGATAACGGCTACGGCTCTTCTGATAAAAAGTAATATGAACGTACTCACAGACGAACAGAAAAATTACATAAAGGAGCATCCGGAAGAATCTCCATACGCAATGTCTCGGAATTTCGGATGCGCTGTGCAGACCGTATACTGGTGGCTGCATAAGTTACACGGAGACTCGTTTAAGGATGCGCGGGAAAGACGCAGGAACGAAATCCATGAGTCTGTCCGCAATATGTATCCAGAAATGTCTTCGTCTGAGATCTCAAAGGTGCTCGGAATAACGAAGTCCTGCGTTGCTAATATAGCAAAATCACTCGGTGTAACACATACCAGGGAAACTGAAGAAAGGCTTAGGCTGAAATGCGCTCAGGCAATAGTAAGACCTGAGATAATAGCTAAACGTTCAGAATCTCTAAAAAAGACGCTGAGGCTTGATAGATACAGAGCAGCGAACGGAATTAAACAGAAGACACGACGCAAGTTCAAGACCATTCCGAGCAGATGTCTATGCGCTAGGAACTACCTGTGCAACAAGTACAACTACTTCTACGACAAGGACTACGGAGAGCTGCTTACCATATTCTACGACAGCGAAACGAGAATGCTGAACGAAGATCAGCAGAAACATTATGAGAAGAAGTATGGTATCAAGTTCCTCCAGGGAGCTGAAGAATAATTTCTGGAGAGTGTAAACTAAACTGTGTCAAGCTACAATAAAAGTAGTTTAACACAGTTTTTATATTATGGACAACTTAGAAATTGATTACAAGAAAGCAGCTCAGCA